AATTCTTGGGCGGATTGCCCCCAAAAATGTTCAAGGTCAAGAAGTGCCGTATATAGAGGTGCGGCAAACTAGAACTTGTTTAAAATGTAATAAGGTACAAGACGTAATAGTCAGAAAATTATAACAAGCAAATCTTAGCAGGTTATCAGAACGTTAGTTCACCTGTTTCATTAATATTTCCAATATTTTGTCTTGTTTCCTTTCAACCCGCTCAATCGCACAGCGCAAGTCTGAACTAAGCCGATCGTCCCTGTTGATGCTCTGCATTTCTACCCTGGACAATTCTGCCTTGTCCGCCTTTTCTTTTAGTGAGGCATTTAATTTAAATGTAACAGTTGTAACCCCCACAATTAGAGAAATTATTATAGCAAGCTGTCCCCAGCTAACCAGTTCTTTTATTTTAGATGTCGAAGCCATTTCCTCCCCTTTCCTGTTGATGCTGATTAGCTACCACCGCCTCATTTTGCCCAAATCCATGTGAAAAAACGCCTCATATCTATGGAATCCTCCAGGCCAATCTTTATCCATCATTCCCTCAACCTCGTCTAATAATTGTTCCGTGCTTGCTTTCCCGGTCTCAGAAATAGGCGTTATATCAAGGGCAGTCGTTAAAGCTTCCGTGGATGCCCAAAAAATATGAGATGAGTTTAAGGGAATTTTATTTCTGGGAAACCTCATCTTTTTATAAATATCAATATGATGTTTTACGCACCTTGAACCAGAATTTACTTTTAACAAAATTTTATCTTTCATAGAACAACGGCTATTCAAAATAGCCCTTATCATTTCCGCTACCCACAAAATAGCAGGGTTAATCCTCACTATTTTATCGTCCTTGCATTCTTCACAAGGACATTTAATCGTATCATACTTGCTATTATAGCCAAAGTGGGGAGTTAATTGCATGATCATGGCTAATTCTCTTATTATCTAATTTTGCTCCCATTTCTGTTTTTACTTCCTGCCGAGTTTTTATCCCAAAATATTTACGAGGATTTCCACAGGCAGGGCAAGAACAGGGCACTTTTGTTTTTCGATAACTACCCAGTATTTTATTAATATGATCTTCCCCCCTGAAACGTTTTTTTTCTTTTTCGGGAAGCATTTCAGGGTAATGCCCATGATATTTTTTGAAGGTTTTTCGTGCTATTTTTTTGGCAATTTGCAAGCGGATGTAATTCATAATCTTCTTTTTGGGTACAATGAATAACCGCTCCCGATATTTCTACCAGAAGCGGTTATCAGATTTAGGTTCCTCGTTTACCGGCTCCGGTTCTTCCTTCCATCGGAGAACTCTGAGGAAGATCAAGCGGTACTGTAGGAATGATGTACTCGTTCAAGAAAGTTCTTATCTTCTCAACAAACGCCGTTAGTCTTGTGGCGTCTGCCGGATCAAGTCCCGAAGGTTTTCGAGCACTCTGGGAATTAATCAAATCGGTTCGAGCCAAAGTCATCATCCGAATCACATCGTTAATGCTCTCATTTTCCACATTCACCACATCAGGTTCGGCTTCCAAAGTAAAGACCATTTCTGTGCTTTCTGTGAAATCCTGTTGTGGTTGAGCTACTATCCAGATACGTAGTCTATCTATAGCGTCAAGATAAGACGCAAGTCTGGCTTGGTCAAAAGAGATTACATCGCTGACATCTGCACTTACCGCCTTGTTCATCTCCACAATAAAGCGATTCATCCTATCGTAAATTCCTATAATATCATGATTTTTTATTTCAGCCATAATTTTCCACCTCCTATCTATTTTATGAAATTTAAAGAAAAATCTACTAACACAAAATTAAGTACAGCTCCATCTTCTTAACCACCTAAGATATTTTTTATTCATTACTTTAAATCGTTACCATAAGACGTAAATCAACAACACCATAATATCCAGGAGGTACACTTTTTCCTGGGAAAAGGTCATCAGAAGGACTTGTAAGATTAACTTGCTCAACTCTATCAATGCCAACAATATCAATATCATCTGAAATTGCTTTTTCTACCCGTGAAATAATTTCTGAATATTTCATTTTAATCCTCTTTTTGTTTATCTTCCATTTTCGATATATTTCTTCCTATTCAGCCCATCCATTACTTTTTCTGTAACCATTTGCACAGATCTGGCACCAAAATAAAAAGCAATAATTGTCAATCCAGTAGTCTCATGGAATTCTGACAACTGGATATACCCAAATGCACTAGCGACGTACATAATAAGCGCCGCAAATGCAAACCCCGGCCTTGGCAATATTCTTATAACCTCTGCCCATTTTGGAGCCTTAACATTAATTGACTCCTGAATTGCTAACTGTCTCGCTGAATCTCTGTCAGCGTAAACTTTGTCCAAAACATTTGATATGGCCTTATCATTTTCTTTGAGCGCTCTTATAACCTCAACTCTCAAATGGGTTTCGATAGATTTACGTTCCATCTCACTCATTTTATCCGGCCAAACCTTATCCATTGTCTTCGAAATGATAGTTGATATTGGGCTAACTAATACTTTCCACCACATTTTAGTCTCCTTGTTTACTCGCAAGCCCAGAAAGTACATCTGCCGAAAAAGCTAAAAGCCTAATTATTTTCTTGTTGTCTTCTTCCCTGCAAATATAATCCAGCAAAAGCTCTACAAGTTTCGTTACCTCTTCCCTGTGCCGACAAATAATATTTTTCACATCCATAACAAACCTCCTTTCTTAGTTTTCGCAAATTATAGTACAATCCAGTTCATCGGTAACATTTTTGATCTTATTGCATATCGTGACTTTATTACTGCCTGCAAAGAGTAATCCAGTAAGAGCATGTTTACCATCCTCATTTGGGATAACTATAGCACTACCGCTATCGCCACCAGCGGAAAAGCCAGGAGTGTCTATCAATATTTGGTCAGTAAATAATGCGCTTTTTGATTGTGACATTTTTATCATACAAGTATAAGTAGTCATCGCTACATTCCCGGATGTTACGCCAGTTGTCCTCCCACTTTTCTTGACTGTATCCCCTGCTTTGACTTCCATTGTTTTGACAATTTCACCAAGTTCTGCCAGGGTTGAGACAGCAACGTCTTTATCAAGCAACGCAAGGGCGCAGTCAACCTTATTAGCAACCGCTTTATCCTGCGACCGGCAATAAGACAATCTAACCCGGCTTCCCATAGCCGCCGCAATCATGTTCAGGACAGATACAACCGCTCCGGCATACTTGCACTCATTCTCCTCGAACTCGATAGGGATATACTCATATAGGGCCCCAACTTCATCATCCTGGATATTTTCGCTATCGCAGGGGCCAGGCTGCAAGATAGCATCGCCTACCTTCCCCTGATTGACATTTGCCAGGACGTGATTGTTCGATAGCAGCATAATCATATTATCTTTTATGACCAGAGCCCCAGGAGTACCAGCAGTAATATCCTTATGCCCAACACTGACCCCCATCGGAAAAGGGCGGTATTTTGCCGTTCTGTCCATATCCAGAAAGGTCAATTCGCCTACCTCGATCACATCTGTTTTGTATCCATTAACTTCTTGAGGGATGATGTCCTTCTTGCTCAATAATTTTTGGGGGATTTTCTTGCTAACAGTAAATACCAGAGCTGGATCATCTGTTTTGCGACCATTAACTTCTTTTTTGCCCAAACCATACCCAACAACGTTTTTTGTCCTAAAGAACTCTCGATATACTTTCCACCACATTTTAACCTCCTTACTTCTTTTTTGTGGAAGGCTTACCTATCGGCCCAGCTCCTCTCCCCCTCCCAAGTCCACGTCCTTGTCCTTTTGAACGAATCTTTCGTCCACCTAATCCCGCTTTATATCCTGCCGGTGTTCCTGCTTTTGGTGCATTTGGTTTTTTCATGCGTTACCTCTCTCTCAAGTTTGAAAGTTTATTTTCCCATTGCCTTCATTTCTGTCACAACCGGCTTCTTCCCAGGTTCATACTTAACCACTTCCTCTTTGTTCAATATGTCTTCATCTCCACTATAATTTTTCCGGGTGATAGTATCCAATATTCCGTCTTTCGTGTAAGCGTATTTCTCTACTTTGCTGGAAACTATCACATTATTAATATCCATCATCTTTTCTTTCCATGAATCGTATCCGTAGCCTTTTGCATTCTGCCTTACTTGAATAATTGATTGTGGTAAATGCTCTCCATCTTCAATCGCTTCCACTAAATCAGAACGATCTCTGACAATATCTTTTAAGGTTGCTTGTTGCAAATCCATAATTTTTCCTTTTTATAAATCTCGAACGAGGCGGCAAAATACTTTTGATGTAGTTTTTGTGAGATAAGACGTTGTTCCTCTATCAAAGCCAACTATCATAGCCAGACTAGCAAATTTACCATGGGTTGATGTCCATGAATAATCAGAAGGTGTCGAAGGAAAAAGTGTTTCATCAATACAAGGCTCGTAATGATCCCAAGCCAAAATAGAAAACAGTTCTACCATATTTGGCGGGTACCAATCATCATGCCCCCCAAGTTCATTGGCGTTTGCCTGATCCCTGAAATTCCAAATTAGATCATCTGTTGTCGCAATATCAATGCTTACACTGTTTTCATTCACAACCGTTTCCGATACGGTAATAACAGAAGTGGTGATATTTGTTACTGTGAAAGGCCCCGGATTGCTGACCGAACCTACAACAGGGAAGATACGCCCTGCGCAAAGAGCACCTGTACTAAAAGGCGTTCCCGCATCGGCAGTGATCGTTTTTCCTGCGGCATCAAAGGTGCAAGTTTCGCCTGTGATTGTGTATTGATCCCAGAATAATTTTCCATCAGCAGCAGGCCCGATATCACTTTGAGGAACCATAGACCACATTAGATTGTTGACATTATCTTTGGTGCACTTATTATCCAAAGCACAAGTTTTGCCATTGATTACAATATTAGTTGTTCCTGAATATTGTCCAGCAATCATTAACTCAAAATCTCTGGCTAACCCCTTTTCCAAATCGCCATCATCGCCAGCGTGGTAGCTGGTTGTCAGGCCGGTTTTTAAGAGGCCGATCAAGTTTCTTCTTTCTATCATTCCCGTATTTATCATTCCTCTATTAATCATTGTTTTTTCCCTTTAATATCGGTAACTTACTTGGATTGTAGCGCTAGCGCTAACCCTGATGGCTTTAAATTTATCCACATTATTTTTGCCAATTATTGTTACGTTATCCCCGCTTGACAATAAATGCCCTACAGTTGAAGTAGGGTCGGTTCCATCGCATCGAAAACGGGCTTGAGCAGTTTCAACAGTAAAAAAGGCTTCTACTGCTTTCATCCCCTCAAAGTCTCCGGTAGTAGGTTTTAATTTCGCCGCCGTAAACCCAATGGCGGTATCCGCTACTGTTATTGTTTCAAAATCCCCGATATCATATTCAGATAAAATCATCTCGGCCATAATTTTTTACCTCCTTTTTTAATATACTTCTTTTCTTTTCCGGTTTTTTTTATAGAAAAACAAATGCTCTATCCCCTCATCCATAGCTTTTTGTACATCTTTGTGAGCTAAATATCCCGGTGCAAAAAGAAGAAGGGAAGATAAAGCTTCTTTCCCGTGTCTTCTTATATTCCTTTTGTCCCCAACGCCTACGGCTTGCAAAAACTTGGCAAGACCGATAATTTTGGAAGGAATAACTCCAATTCCGGTAGGGATAACGCCAAGCAAAACAGTTTTCAGGTAATCGTAATCAAACTTCTGGGCTACAAAAGCCAATATCGCAAACTGGGCAGCGGTTCTCGCTGCCTTTCCTCCCTTTCTTTCTTTTATTGTTCTGTGCATATGGTCAAAATACCACATTGCCCAAGAGCTATATTGTCCCATTAATTTTCCTGTAGGCGATTTAAAAAAAACAGGCAAATCTATCCCATATCCCCATTGTGTGTTTGCAACGGCTTTTTCCCCTGCCCTTATTAAGTCTTTATCTGAAGCATTCGGATTTCTTTTTTTTGCAGCCATATACCCGGTAGCAAAAGCAGTTTTAACATTGTCTATATCGGCAGCACGGTAAAACACCATCATAGCATCCCTGGCCTTGTCCCCTATATCGGTTATCCCCGAAAGTTTTTCTTCCCAAACCTGGTATTGTTTTTTTCTAATTTGCACTAAATCAGACAACTCCATCGCTATTTTAACTTCCTGATTCATCCGTCCCGCAGTTCTGCCCTTAAGATAAGAGGACAACCCGTATTCATTAACGATAAGCCATTGCTGGAATGAATTTCTTATCCCAAGCTTAGGCCTTAACCCCATGAAAGAAGAATAGTTTGCACTTTGCAGTTCATGGACAAAAGTACGATAAAGCCTTGGATTTTGGGAAACACTAATTTCTGCCTTTTTGAATATTTTCTGAACCGTTTTTTCGTTAGCAGCTTCAATCCCCCTCATCAATCTCGAAATTGCTAAATCTCCAACCTTCTCATCTTTTGTCGGATGTTTTTTGATAACTGTGTTTATCCAGCTTTGGGCAAAAGTCTTTTTTTGCTCATTGAACGAGTCCAAGAGCGGCTGTATTTTTTCAATCGCTTCTTCCCCATATTTATGCCTATACCCAACAGTTATATAGCTTTGCAATAATCGCAAAGAATCTTTTTCTGTTTTAGAAAGTTGTCCTGTTCTTACTTTCTCAGCCCAAAAATCAAAATTTACCGTTCCTTGGGGAGAAAAAACCCAATTTACAAGTTGAGTTTTATTTTTAAAAGATGGCCTCCGGGGATTATATTTCTCAATATAAGCTTCCATCTCAAAAACTTCCCAAAGGGAATCATATATCTTTGACATCTCATTGCTGGCACGTTTTTCCTCGTTGCTCAATTTTTCTCCTGCCAGTCTTCCTTCTCTAAATTCTGTTATTCTTCTTCTGCTGGCACTGCCCAAACCCTTAAATATTTTTTTAGATTTTTCATACAAGGGATGAGAAGATTCCTGGACTTTTAAGGACATATGCCTGAAAGGAGCCACAAATTTTTCTCCAAGAATCCTTTTGACCGGAGTAAAATAAGGAAAAAGTACCTTTTCTTCTGGCCGCATTTCATTAACTATTTTAATATATTCAACAATATCCTTGGCTTCCGATTCTACTAAATGTTTTCCTTTCTGATACTGCAAGGCATAGTCTACCAAATCAAGGTCGTCAACATCATAAATTCTAATAGCTCTTTCCAGTTTTTCTTTTGTTTTTTTTGAAATAGCGGCACTTTTGTCAATTTCTCTGAAACTTTCAACACCATGCAGGATTACTTTCTCTCTATCCATAATGAGAAGTTTTAGAATATCTGCTTCGTCTTTATTTAATTCTTCTATCCCAGTTGCTTCTTTCGTGCTTGTTCTAACAATAGCGTCGACATCAGCCTTAGTTAAATTTTTCGATTCTGCAAGTTTATAAATTTCCTTAATATCTTTTCCGGCGATAGCTTCTCCCGCCTCTTCCCAGTCTTTTATAGCTTTTTTTGTTTCCTTCCGTTCTTCTCTTTTGCTTATACCTTCAATAACTTCTTCATAAATTGTCTGGACTTCCCGGCCTTTCTTTTTTAAAGCATCAACAACTGCACGAGCCTCTTTTACATCCATAGAAGCCATGCTTTTTATTTTGCCCAAAGCTTCAATTTTTGCAGCATCAAGGTCTTTTTTGCCAGGGGCAAGCCGATGGGCAAGTGTTTTTAAATGGTTTAGTTCTTTTTTCTCTTTTTTTGATAATGGCTTTGGTGCTTTCTCTCCTTTTTCTCCCGCAATAGCATATTCTACCCCAACTTTTTCTCCAGCTTTTTTGATCTTTCCCGTCTCAACAGCCCTTTTCCCTTTTGCCAACCAACCCATCAGTTCTTCATCAGTAACTTTAAAGTTGAATCCCATCTTACGTAGCCAGACCTGGATAGAACGAAGCACACGCCTCATCAGGGGCGTTTTATCGTTTATCTCAGCCATACGCCCTAATTTTTCTTTTACGGCATTCCTGCGCCCTTCTGCGGTATTTAAATCGTAATCGTAATCTTTGGCTATTTTATAGAGATTAGTGGCCGAAACATCTTTCCCTGAGCCAAATATCGCCTTATCTTTCGCTATAAATGATTTCCATACCTGGTCATAAAACTTTTTGCCTACTATTTTTTCAAGTCCGGCATGGTTAAAGGTTTCATGCGCCAAAGTCTGAAGAGCTTCATCAACGCTTTTGAGATTATTGCCAAGAAGAAAAACAGTATTTTCTTTTGAATCATAAAAACCTTTAACCCTTTTGCCTTCTTTCACCTGCCTGCCAATTTTGTCCTGATACCGCAAGGGAAGCTCACTAATATCTTGCGCAACTTTGACGTGAGGGGTTATGCCAGCAACTTTTTTCCATTTGTTGGTGATAGGGTTAATGGCTTTGTTTATATCCGCAACCGGGGTTCTGGCAACAGCTTTCTTCTTGGGCAAAATTGTTGATTCTAACGCAAGCTGTGGCTCTGCTTTTTTTTCTTTTATCTCATAGCCTTTTTCAACCGCTTTTTTAATAGAAGTCTGAAAGGTGGTATATTTTCCCTTGAGCTTGAGAATATCCTTGCCGGGATCAACTTTCAGAACCTTGAATTGCTTGCCTTGATAGGTTATTGTGTCGCCTTTTTTGTAAGGGCGGGAAGGTTTTGCGGCAGGTTTACCTTTTTCTGCTACGGCTTCCGGGAATTTTTCTTTAGCAACTTTTTCTTTAACCCCAACTTTGTCGGTTTTGTCTTTCAGCCCTTCCAAATTTAAGCCATGTTCTATTGAAGCAATAAGCCCGGCTTTTTTGTTGCCAGACATAATTATTGCGAAATGACTTTTTTCTATCAGCCCTAAGCTAAAGTCAGGAATATTTTTGGTTAAATATCCAATCTGTTCGCTATCGAACGCATCAATAATGCCGCTTTTGGTTTTAAAAATGGAATAATCATTTTTTTTTGTTTTTATCCCAAAAGAATAAGTACTTGCTTCCCCTATTTCTTTTTCCGGGGAGACACCGAACTCGTCATAGCGAACTGAAGATGACGGGTGTTTTTCGCTTCTCTTTTTTAAATTTTGGGGAATAAAGTCTTTGCGAATTATCCAATGACCATTTGTAAGCCCATCCTGCTCTGTTTTGCCCCAATGTTTACTTTCTATTTTTTCTTTTGTTAAAAACTGGGCAACTGTCCCCTTGGGAGCATCTTCATGGTATAAAGCTTCTTCGCTTGAAAATCTTACTCTGGGGTCAGGGTTGAGATTTGCCCTTACGCCTGTTTTTTCTACAGTAACAATCTTTTCTTCCGATGGTTTCTTGCCTAAATCTTTCGCTTCTTCTATTTTCGGCAAAGGAACGGCTTTCTTCTCTTCAACAACAGCCTTCTTAACCACCTCCCCCTGCTTCTCTACTTCTTTCCACTCTATAGCTTCCCGATAAAGTTGTCCTTTTGTCGCTTCATTAGACATTGCCTGCAAATCGTCAGTAGACTTGGCTTTCTTGCTCTTCATCTCAGCAAAACGCTCATTGCTTTCTTTTTTGAGCCGTGCCAACTCTTCCATCTGTTCTGGTGTAGCTTTCTTCCCAAATTCAAGAGCTTCATTGGTTGATTTAAATTCAGGGATAACAGGACGTTTTTCTTTGGCTTCAGCAACCTTCTTTTCTTTTAAGGGTGCTTCTATCTTCTTTTCTGTTTTAGGGGCTAATTCGGCCGATTTGGGGGTTTCCTGCGGGGGTTTCTTCTTCTCCGCTACCTTGGCTTTCTGCCATTCTGCTCTCTTTCGCCGGATCTTCTCTTCGTGTTCAAGGTTAGCTTTTTTAACCCTTGCTTCTTTTTCAGCTCTTCTTTCTTCTGGTTTTTTTTCTGCCTCAACTTTTTTAAGGGTTGCGCCAAGTTTTATTCTCGCAGCTTTTAGTAAAACCTGTTGGTTGCTAAGCTCTTCTTGCCTCACTTTCTCTTTTTGCGCCCTTGCTTTTTTAAGTTCTCTATCGATGAGAATCTCTGCTTTTCTTATTTCCCTTCGGTTTGTTTGTGTTCTTGCTGTTCGTGCTTGGCCTGCTCCTGCTCCCAATAAAGCAAGAGGCAAAACAACAGTTCCTTCATAAGCCCCAGACTTTAAGGCTTCAGGCAATTCGTTTAAAAAATCGCCAAGATTTGTAAGCATTTTTTTGTCAGGGTTTAAGGCAAAAAGATTTGTAAACGCTTCGGGAACAGCTTGCACTGTTTCTGTCAACCATTCCGTTCCACCTGCCTCTACTATTCTTCTAATTCTTTGAATCAAACTTTTTTGTGGTTTCCAAGCCTTCATTATCTTGGAAATTCCTATTCCTTCCAGCCCACCCTGAACCACCGCATTTACCAAAGAATAAACAAGCGCACGTTCCGGTTTCACCCCTTGTTCTCTCAAGGATAAATATTGCCCTCCCATAATTTGAGAACCGATAAAGCCCATTCCCAAAGCAGGGTTAAGGATACTAGCCCCAAGCATTGCCCCAAATTGCGGGACTTGGCCGATAACATCCTCGAACCACCCGGAACTTTTTTCGTATTTTTCTGAAACTTGTAACGCTTTTGATTCTATTGCTCTTTTTAACAGTCGCTTAACGTCATATTGTTGCCCGGTCGCTCCCGGACGGGGTTCAAGGGGTGGGATTATTGGCTCATCATATTGTTGTCCTATTTCTGCGGTTCCGGGAGGCATTCTCCCCATATCTTCGTATAATGTTTCAATAGCACGTTTTTCTCTTAAAGACTCTTGGGCTTCTACTCCTCCCAGAATAGAACCCAAAGCGCTAGAAGCTATTCTTTTTGTTTCTGCTCCTATTCTCCCGGCAGCTCTACCAAAAGTTAAATCAGGAGTTTTAGGCTCAAGCCCTGACAAGTCAATGCCAGTTTCCTTATCTTTTAAAGGTGCTGCTGGTTCAAGACCGGATAAATCAATACCGGTTGCTTCGTCTAAAACCGGCATCATTGCTTCTCCTTTATTTTTTTCATTACTGCTGCAATTTGTTTTTCATCTACCGCCAAATCATTTCTTTTTAATATATCGATAGCTTGTTGGCGCAAACTTTCTCCAGAGCTTGAAGCCGACGGCTCGGCATAAGATTCGTCTTCTGCCCCTGCTGATTCTACCCCAAGAAATTTATGCGTGGCAAAAGGATCAATAAATTGCCCTCCTCCTGTTAGTTCTTCCATTTTGGCTTTTAATCCATATGGCCTTAATTTTGAGTTCAGGTTTTCGATTTCTTCTTCGCTTAAGCCCCCCCCAATGCCAACATCACGGATAATCGCTTCAACATTTTTTTTCATTTGATGTTGTTGGTAAGAGGTAAATTTTTCTTTCACAGGTTTTCTTTTTTTCAACGGCGGGGTTCCTTCCGGCAAGGGTTCGCCGGAAATATAATGCCTTGCATGTAATCTGCCTTCCGCAAGAGAAACTCCGAAATCCTTCGCCAAACTTTGAGCAGTTTTCAGAAGGGTTAGTTTGCTTACTTTTTTGTCGCCATAATCACCGCCATATAACGTCTTTATTAACTTTACCGGGTCTTTTATTTCATGTTCTATCGCAAAGGTAAACAATTCAGCCCTTTGTTTCTTGTCTTTTGGGTCTGCCCCGGTAGCAAGAATATCCCGGATAGTTGACAGCATTTTCTTTTTATCTTTTTGCTCCTGGACATATTTATATAAAGCAAGTTCTTCTTTATTCAGCGTTATCGGATTTTTCGATTCTACGGCTTCCGTAAGCCTGGCAAGCCCTTCCGCTTCTGCTCTTTTTTCCTCTACTCTTTTGGCATCTGCTTTTGCAGTCTCTTCCGCTCTCGCGGTATCCCCTGCGGTCTGTATTTCTCTGCTTGCTTTTTCCCTCTGGGTAGGATATGAAAAAGGAACATATTTCGGTTGCCTGGGAATTTCTTCAAACCCCCCCTGCGATGTAGGTAAAACAATGTTGGGAATTGCCGTATCTTGGGGAGAAGTATATGCACCAGTCCCGCCTATCATTTCCCCATATTCTTTAAAATTATTTACAGCCCCTCCAATATTTTGTAAATATCTTTCCTGGTAGGCGGCTTTCTCCATGCCTCGCTCATATTGTTCCTGCTCTATTTCCTGAGCTTTTCTTTGAAGCTCTTTCTCCCGCATAACCTGGAACAATTCATCTATTTTGCTTCGGCGAGCAGCTTCTTGTTTAAACCCGCCTCCAAGAGCGTAACCCAATGTTGACATCAGGTCACTCCCTACACCGCTAGGTCTTTGAGCTTGCTGCTGTAATAACTGCCGTAATTGATATTCTTCTGTTGTCGGCATTTTAATGCTCCTACTTTTAAGTACGAATTTCGCCACCACCACTATAGCCACCGCTAGAACCACTGCTATAGCCGCTGGTAGAACTACCGGTAGAACCACTGATAGAGCCACTACCCCCCGGAGTTTTTTTGCCTTTGCTTAAATATGCTGATATTGCCTTACCTAATAGCCCCCCGATTCCACCAATTATTCCATGCCCAAGCCCTGCCCCACGAGAAAGCCCAGAGCTGGAAAACATGCCGGTTATCCCTGACAAAGCTAATCGCCGTCTTTCTTCTTCCATTGCCTTTGCTTTTAAGCGGGCATTTATTATGTTGGAAAGGTATGATCTATCAAGTTTTGAACGTTCATACCCTGCGAATCTTGGATTACGGGACAATCCTCTTAGTTCCAAATTTTGTTCCATCTCTCTTTGAACGCCAGCCCTTTGAGTTTGCGTTCCGGCCAAAACATCGCCCAGCAAATAATCATAATATCCGGGACTGAAAATTTTTGCATAATAAGGATCTACCTTACCTTTATACTCATCAGGCATTTTTTGATAAGGGGCATATGTTTTACTTTTGCTTCCAGACCAAATACTCATACTATACCTGTTTTACAAAACCCATCAAAAACAATGAGTTTTGAGGGAAGCTTTCTCCCTCCCGTTAAATAAATTAACTTCCAAGCAATTTGCCGATAAAGGAATACCCAATCCCTGGCCCATGAGAAGTACTAGCCCCCGCAAACATGTCAGTTATCCCTGACATGGCTAATCGTTGTCTTTCTTCTTCAGTCGACCTTGCTTGCAAGTAGGCTTTTGCTATGTTGGAGATATACGACCTGTCAAGCTTCGACCGTTCATACCCTGCGAATCCTGACCCGTAAGACAGCCCTCTTAGCGCAAGATTTTGTTCCATACCCCTTTGCCCTCTAGCCCTTTGAGATTGCGCTCCTGATAAAAAGTCGCCTAACGAATAATCATAATACTCAGGTTTGAAGATATCGGCATAATAAGGCTCTACAATACCCTTATATTCATCCGAAAACTTTTCATAAGGAGCATATGTTTTACTTTTACTCCCAGACCAAAAAGACATGCTATCCCTCCTTTTCTGCTTTTTTAATAGCCTCCAAAATCTCTGGAGCATGTAACATGATCGGGTTAAACGAAACCTTGTCAGAAGATAATTTCAAAATATCAAATTCAGCATCTTCCAACTCTAAACTTTGTGACCCTTCTGCCAAATTTATTTTTTCTATAATCCTGCCTACGGTCAAAATTTTTTCTATTCCTTTCAAATTTTCCGGGTAATTCTCTAAAGCATATTTAAAAAATGACGTAGATTCCAGCACAATTTCTTTATCATTCTTACGTGGTTTTACTTTCTTGGAACACAAAACAATGGTTTTCATTTGACCCCCTTAATTATAGAAATAGATTATCCTGATTTCGCCGGTTGCACCTAGGCGATTTTTGACTATTGCCTGAGTCCCGCCTCCATCATAAACACATAAATCGGTGTCTGAATCTGTGGCCGCCGTATTGGTGGAACCGCTTATTTTAGTACATGCTCCATCATTTTGTACTAACCACATCCCGGCTTCAGCATTGCACGAGGCAAATACCATGCCACTTGTAGCATCCGGCAAATTAACGGTTCCATCATCTGCAAGGGCATCAGCTTGGTAGGGGAACAATTTCGTGATCGTGCCTTGTGCTTTGAAACAAAAACAATTATTGGTTAAGTCTATCTGGAACTTTTGGTTGGTAGAAGATGTCCAAACCTCAACAAGATCAGTAGCCTCACTGTAGAGAATGGCCCCCTTAAATACCCCTTCATTGTATATGCCAAAGCCCGGCATGTTGACCCCACCAGTGGCTGTTTCGTTTGTATAAACCCTGCCATGCCCCGCAGTTGCATGTTGAACAACTAAACTTTCATTAGCCAAAAAACTAGTTCTTCCAATCCCAACTCTCCCCGTAGCATAAACATTTCCATTTATGCTTGCCCCAGTATCTTTTATATAATATGTCCCAGTGGTTCCGTCTAACACTATCGGCGAACCGGAAGGGACTCTCATGGCAGCGGTATTGAAAGTAAAGTCGCTGAAATCAAGCCCATAATCAAACCTGGGAGTATTACCTGTCCAGAGACCGGGATCTTTTCCCATGATTTTTTCAGCAAACGTAACAGCATTCCCTGATACGCTGGCTTGGGCAATTGAAAAAAGTCGGTCTATTTTTTCAGTAGCCCCATTGTTATAAATTCTCGTTATTACTCCATATTGAGAAGCAGCAAAAGCGTTCAATTTCTTCATAGCTAAGTTCTGGCAGACAAGCCCCCCGCTTCCCACACCATCGTGAACTACGCCTGTTTCCATGCCTATTAGATTCCCGGTTGAGGCAGTATAACAATAAGAATTGAGGCCGCATACTGTTCCCGCCGTACTAATATTTCCTATACTGGCGTTAAAGGCATTAAAGTCGCCTTCCCCGGCAGTTCTTTGCCCATTGGCCTGGAATATCCATGTCTCTGTACCCGATGGCTGAGCCGCCCAACTATTATAAGCATCTGCCCTCATAACTGCTTTCACTGTACCATCGGTCATCCTGAGAGTTCTTATCTCAATCGGCATTTTATCACTGAAAGTATCATATCCCAGCATCCCTATTTGCAATAGTTTAGAACCGTCAGAATCCAGTTCTATCATTTTGTCTCCCAGCATCCCGTCGTAAAGTTGTAAGCTTGACCCGCCTCTCAACAAAACATCTTTGTTCCCGGCTGGCGAAATATAAGTTGTTTTATCCTCCCATAAAGAGTCGGCAACCGGAGTGCTAACAGTAACCGTCGCCCCTGAAGTCGTGACTTCAGCCCCGCCACTGCCTGTGAAAGAAACCGGGCCGGTTAAGTCATTCAGAGAACGAACCAAATTCTCAGCATTTTCGATCTTTCCTAAATGCTGATAAACATCTTCAAAAAGCCTGTTTACCCCTGTAGTATCAACAGTTGTGAGTTTTAAAGGTCGTAACATTTCGCAACCTTATTGTAAAATGCACGGAAGGAACAAAAAAGTCAAAGGTGGCTCAATTTCTCCTGTACAGGTTATTTCCAAATCAAAAGTTTTGCATTTTAATGTGGCAGGAAAACTAAATTCCTGCCTTGTCATCGAAGAAGTTGTGGTGGTGCCGGTATAGCTTGCGGTACTCGCACCATCTGCGTAAATGCTGAAGGATAAAGTTCCATTTACATTTACCCACATTTTACGCAAATAAGAATACAAATTAGCATATTCAAATTTTATTTGATTTTTACGCCAGGTAAAAGATTCATCGGAGCCAATTCCAATTTTGTATATTCCAGTAATATCCCCAGCATAAAGAATTAAACTTTCCTTGTCATAAAAAAAACAATTAGGGCTATAATCATGCCTGACAAAAGATATTTTTTCCGGGAAAAAAAGCAAATCGGCAACTATCACTTTGCTATCATTCGACACAAAATATTTATTATCTGAAACTTCTGCGTGAGCAGTGGTGTCGGCTAAAGTAAAATAATCGCCTATTCTTCCTGAGAGCAAGGCAGGAACGTCGTTACCCGTTGTTATGTAAATTCCATCATGCCCTCTGAGAACAAGATATCCTCTAAAAAACCGCACAGATTCGGGGCTATAACAAGTTCCGTCCCAAGCCATATCCTGTTTGTCAAAATTATCCGGGGTATCTCCAACAACTTTCCAATTTCTTTTTTTGGTGAAGACAACTAAGTTCTCATTAATATTTTTAATCCCGGTAATATCCTCTGAAAAACCTATTGTATAATCAACCGGCCATGCTTCTTTGTAAAGCCCCGGCCTTGAAACGTACAAAGTTCTAGGGTTGTCGGTATCCCCTGCCATCCAGAAACGTCCATCACACTCTTCTATCCATTTCCCAATATTCGCTTGCGGGGAAGCATGGTCTGCTGTTGTGCAAACAGTGGTCAAGTCTGTGTCCCTAATTTTGTCGGTATATGTAGTTGTAACATTGTCCTCTATGGTAGCCACCAGCATTATGGTAGAGAGAGTCCCGCCTGTCCTCCAAAGTTTCCTGCCTTCTACCTGTGAATCAGAGCTTAGAGGAATACCGGCAAGCACCAATTGAGAATTTACCGTCCATGTTGTTTCAACGGAGGAGGCAGAGAGAGCGGAATCTTGCCCATATTCGCTATAATAGGAAACATAGTAAGAGTATTTGCCGGAAAGCGGCCCGCCTCCTGCCACTATACTGTCAATCCATGCAACGCCAGGCCGCAATATCCCCGTCGGAAGCTTAAGCCCAACACATATTATGGCCGTATCGCTTGCCGGGTTTGCTAATTCAACGATAACATACGTCCATGAATCAACCGGAAGCGCAGGGATGTCTATTGTTTCTAAAGGAGAAGCACAAGCGGTAGTGTCGTCAAGCAATAATTGAATCTCTCCCGCAGCAGTTCCGGTATTTACTTTTATCCAAAAACCAACATCGGTGCAGGAAGAAAGATCAACAGCCGCAAAATCGGGGCTATGAGCAAGAACAGTGGTAACTCCCAATTTGACGGGAGAAGTTATTTTTACCGATCCGTTCCCTTCCTTAAAGTCGGTCTGGTCAAAAGACGATGTTACACCCGAACCAGTGGGGCCTGCCGGAATTGTCCATGCCTCAGTACAAAAATCAAGCCCCTCTTTGTCTTTTTCGGTAATGGAACCACCTGATAGAATCGGCGTTTCTATTCCTACCTGGGTTATATCCGTACCGTTATATTTATAGAAATATGTTCCATTAAGAAAATATAAAAAATCGCCGTATTCTATTGCCTGGAATTCTCCGCCAAACCCGGATTTCAATACAGAAGAAGCTTCTTTCGCCGTAACAGTGTAAAGATTGCTGGCATCAGTTGCAAGCAGATTATTCCCATATTTAAGAATAGTCTGAATATTGGCTTTCGTTAAATATAATTCGTTTGCCGACCGGCTTTTTATCGATCCCGATTCATCCAGAGTAGCGTCATCAACAACAAAAGCTTCATCAGAATTTATCAATTTGGGCGTTGTTTTTAAATTTAAACCGCCTTGGAATGATTCTATTTCGTGGTATTTATGTTTTGGCATTATTCCCAACTTTTTTAGGTTTGTGTTCCTATCACTGTTCCTTGACCGGCACCAGTGGGCGCGCCATTCTTAATCATCAACTTGCCACTTTCAACCCAGATATGATAATCCCCTAATTGGATATGCCCTGTATCCCATGTCCCACTTCCGATTTTAGCACTCGTATCACCCTGTAGAGTAAACAAATGGGACGATGCCCACACCTGGGCGTTGGGAGCTATTGTTCCATCTCCCATCATTATCATATTACTTCCCATGGCAACTCTTGGGTGATCGTCTCCTTTTATGTAAAACCCTCTCCATGACTCGTCGTAAGCCCCTGCGAAATAAGTGTTATGCCTGGTAGTATAGTCAGTAACCTCATTTGCATACTCATCTCGTATTCTTAAATTTCTTAAATTTGTATCGTCAGCGATACTCACCAAATTCCTGCCGGACAGATTTGCGGCTGAAATAACGCCGTCAACTTCGGGTGCGCCAGTGATAGATATGCAATTGTTACTTGAGCTAGCACTCGAAAAAACTATTCCGAGGAGATTGACAACGGCTCCACCGGAAATTAAAATTCCGTAAGGTGCGGCACTGGGGATGTCAAAGTTTCCTCCAAAGCAATTAATTACTCCGCCACCTGCTATCGTTAAAGAGGAAGTGCAGTCCTCAAAGTAAGGGGCTGTCATCGTCCATATTTTTGTAGGAGCATTAGACAAAATACCAGTGGTGCATTGTTCTATCACGGGAGCTATAACTCTAATCCCATATTGCTCTGTCCCCGATCCTTTTCCAAGTCTGATGCCGGTAGTACATGTATGAATACTTGGGGCATATATGGTTGTGTCGTTCGCCGCCTCCTGCAAATCAATGGCTGTAGTGCAATGCTTGATGTGCGGGTTTTCTATTTTGTTACTCCAGCAATAATTTACCAAATCAATCCCGGTTCCGGCAATTCCATTTATTGCCATATCCTTGATTAAATTACCACTGCAACTACTACCAGCATCGCTGCTTATACGAATACCCCCGGCTCCAGTGCTATCCCCAAATATTTCAAACCCGGAGATTACAGCTCCTCTGCAATCATACGAACCATCGCCAATATTAAAGGCATACCCTGTCCCTGTGTAAGTTACAACCGTTCTGGCGGCTCCAGCGGCGGTAGAGGTACGCTGAAAATCAATTCCCTCACTGGCCGTTATAGAGACTTTGTCTTTTACATTTACTCCGACCAGTCCAAGATCATAATCAAAACGGGTCAATTTTATATCCCCGCCTCCGCAAGCGTATAAAACATCTACAGCAGCCTGTATCGATTCAGCAACAGTGGTTTTATCCCACCATTCAGGATATGTCGCAAGATTAATCCCGGAAGAAAAAGCCACCGTTCCCGCCCCGCTGAAAATTGGATATATCCCGGCATTTAATGAACCGCCGATAGTAAAAGTTTTCCCAGAATCAACAGAAATGGTTGCCCCGGCAGGAACCAAGAGTTCGATATTGGAGGTAATCGTTATATTATTTGATATTGTCCACGTACCGGGATAGAGAAGGAAAATACATTTATTGGAAGACCCTACTGCTGTAAGTGCCGAAGATATGGCAGCGTCAGTATAAGCAGTTCCATTCCCGTATGCCCATAAAACATCCACCACATATCCAAATTTGTTTATTGTTTGAGAACCTCCGATACTGGTAGTTCTGGAGAATGTTTTACTGGCAGGATTATCATAAAAATCAAAATCATTCTGCCCTATCTTTTCTACCGTAACTTGTTTAATCGCCATGTCTGCCTTCTTTTCTTTGTCTATGTACTGACAAAACCATTAGTATCAATATATCCCTCTATCACTCCGTTTAAATAAAAATCAATCCTGTCGTCTGCCGAATTGTAAACTATTTTTGTTGAGTTAGGAGCAGAAACCCCATCCAAATCAATGCTCATGTCCGCCGCAAGACGCAATCCCGGAATCCCTGCCGTGAAATCAGCCCCAGACAAATCTATTCCACAAATTGAAAAATCACATTTGGGAGAGCCACAATATCCACCGCTCGCTGCCCCGTCTGATGGCTCTACTTTTACCAAATTTTCCCATTTACCCCTCAAGAGAATCCCATCTTTCGCTCTAAAGTCATCATAATTCGCAGCGGGATCATCTTTCATCACACACATTATCAACCCGTAATGACTCCAGGCTCCGGCAGAATCATGAACTAAGATTCTATGATGCCCAACAGCAGAACCACCTCCGCCGGTTGCAGTACTTTCAACATTTATTTGCCCTTCCACAAAAGAATAATTCATCCCCGGAGTGTTCCCCGAAACAGAAACCCCATAGGTTATTACATCCATATCAGAATGTTGATCTGTCGTGCCATCGCCTCCATCATAATCCATGACGGCAAAAGTCCGAATTGCCGCATTATCGTAAGCTGGTCCCGAAGCATGAAGATCGTGCAAAAACCCTATCGCTCTATTTTCAAGCCTATGAGCCATATCTGAATGAATTTTAGCGTAGTAAGCGGCGGTAAATGTAGGTGTTCCGGCTTCGTAGGAATGATTTACGGTAAGATCAACAACATTTGTGGGTTCTACATAAATTTCCGGGTGTTGGTATAACCTGTATCCTGTAGAAGTTGGATCGCCAGATTGTGTTTTTTCTAACTTACTCCATGTATTTGTTGCCATAGAACTGCTGTATTTGCTCGGCTTTATCTCAATATCGTATCCACCATCTATCAAGTCTTCTACTTGTTTTGCGATAGAGCGAAATTGAAAATGGGCAGCGTCTATTTTCTTTATTGTTTGCGAGCCTCCGGTAGAAGTAGTCCGGCTAAAAGTAGCTTCAGCCGCCCCGGAAGTTTTAAAACTTAAGTCTTCGTATCCTATTGGTTCAACTGTTACTTGTTTGTCTGCCATAGTTTAATTATCCCAACCTGCTCTGTCTTCCTCTTTTACGTTTCAAACTTGGCTTCTTGAACTCGGTTGCTTTAGAATAAAATTCATTAAGATAACCTTTTGCTTCGGCTATCTTGCTGCTGTCCATCTCTTTCATCGTTAATTTATACATACAAAATAATACTATGCAATCATGCAGCGAACTGTCTAGAGCAGAAACATCAGTAGAGAGAGAAAGCTCTACCGGAATTTGCACATAATCAATCTGGATTGTGGTATCTGCCTGAAAAGGTTTATCCATGTAAAGCTTTTTGTTTACGTCGTAAAGAAAAAAATAATCCGGGACTCCCCAGGAATCGCCCTCCCATCCTTCATTATTGTCATCCAAAAAACCCCATGTTTCCCAATCGAGTACCCTCTCGTTGTCTGATTCCTCATAAAAAACTCTTTTTATCCTCAGAGTGTCGTCAGGAAGCTCAAGATAAGTTTGATTTTTATATACATTTCTGGTTACTAATGCCCAAACACATTCGGTTAAAAGATTCAACCTGAATTGAGCTTCATTGGCAAGAGCAGTAATTTCGGCATCACTAAAAAACCCTGTTTCGTCAGATATTTCGTCAAGATTAGAGTAAACATCTGCCTGAATTTCGGCCAAAGTTAGAATAGAATTGTTTGCCACTGCCTATTTTCCCCTTCTATTTTTTATAGTCCTATGCCACCTTTTAACTCCTTTTTTCTTCTTGTTGATGGAAGAATAAAAAACTTTTTTTCCTTTTTCCTCCCCATATTCCCCTTTCATCTGGCTTAAAATTCTTTTTCCTGAGCTTGTTAACAGTGGCATCGTTTATATCTCCTAACTTTGCAATCTTGTTCTATGCCCTCTTACCATGCCTTTTCCTATTGCCATCAGATCTGCTAATTGCAGTTCATATTCTTCCAAATGAACCATAGCAATTTTTAAATTCTGGCCCTCTCCCTTTAACGATAACGCTTTCCACAAAACATACGAGTAGAGAACGTATTTAAAAATTTCGTGCATTTCAGGTGAATCCCCGCCATCTATCAATTCGTCAGGTTCTTTTTTATACCAGATTGATATATTGCCTACAGGGGTCGCCGTCCTAACAACTACTCCTGTTTCAGAAGTAAAAGAATAACAATCGCCTTCCGCATTATCGTCTTGTATCCTTACAATCCGGCCAACTTCAGAAGAAAAAGTATAAGTATTCTCCGAATCAACAATCCTCACAGCTCTTCCGACATCAGAACCGCAAGTATAGGTTTCTCCCGCATCAGCAACTGGAGGATCAACATAAATAGAGCGAGTATCTTTTTGCATCCATGATCGAGGAGTCCCCGGATCGTTGCTCTCCCATTTTTCGTTTTCTTTGTCCATTAAATCTAAAGTTTTAAATTCAAGATGATTGCTTTCGTCATAAACCACTCTTTTCCTGGGGATTTCAAATACATTCGTTGGAAGAGTAAACTTTCTATTGCTATCATTATTTCCTTCAAACCATTGGATAAGCCCCCCATCTTCCCATAATAGAGTGTATCCGTTTATGTCATACGAGCCGCCAGAAGTTAAGGGGATGGTCATCACCTCTCCGTCACCAACTGTCCTGTCTGCGTCCATTGTCATACTTGACAATCCACTTGGATTAAGGATAACCCGATCCCATAAACAACCAGTTCTTCTCGTAATATCAAGGTATCCATCATTAATATATTTGTTTAAAGTTTCAATAGGCCAAAAGACAGGTGACCCCGATACCTCTCTTAGCCGTCTTTGGCATTCTTCTCTTATTTCTCGAAGGCTATCGTCCATTGTTATCCCTTTATGATCCTTCCACCCTTCCAGGAAGTACCATCACAAATAGTAAAACCAATCTCATTCTGGTCTATCAAAAGAATAGTTGTTCCACCATCGTCCTTAACTGTTAAAACCTCATCAGCATCAGCGGCATTAACCAAAAAAAACATCAGGCGGTCTGAACTTGCTTCTGCGGGAAGGTTTATTTGCCTGCCTGCGCCCCCCGGATCTAAAAATTGAATAAGCGAATCGGTAACCACGAGTGTTTTTGTGGCCGCCAATATTTCTGTGTTGGGAGCAGTAACAAACCGTGAAAGGAACAATAGTTCGGTTGTTGTAAAAGAGGCTTCTACCGTCGCAGACGTTTCATTATAAATATCTATACTCCCGGCATTTTCTCTGATAGACAAATTTTTAGCGTCGTCTTCTGTTCCTTGTAGCTTTATCTTTGGTATACTTCCAGTTAAATACAATTCTGCATCTTTAAAATGACCACCCATCTTGTCTTCCTTTTTTGAATTTTAAGCACTATCTCCTCCTTGTTTCCCTTTCTGTGGAGGATTGTAACAAGGCGGATCAACACAGAACCACTTACTCCCTGCCTTGCGCATTTTTTCGCACCAATTAATTTGTCCACATCGCCAACAAGTCCTACGTTTGCGATAATTAGGAACTTTCATGCTATCTAATTTTTCAACTATATAATCAGCCTCGATCACCTTACCTCCAAAAGATAGGCATTATTACTTCTATACACTATTCCCCAATTTTCCAGCCTTTCTCTGCTCCACTGAGAACAATGAGTTTCGTATTTGTTCCCATATTCTTCTTTCTGTTTTGATACTTTTACAGGCGTTATTACCATTCCAAAATCAGACTTTACTTTGATGGAATCCAACAAAACAATGCCCCTGTCAGTAGAAAAATGCTCCAAAACATCGGCACAAACAATCATTTCGTATTTATCCAATTTTGGAAGAACCTTTAGGGCATCATCTATGTAAATATTGTCATAAATTTCTTTTTGTAATTTTCCTATATATTTGGGAAAAATTTCTACAGCGTCAATCTGTACCTTCCTTTTCCAATAATCTCCGTTCCACACATCCGTGTATTCTCTGGCCAAGAAACCGAATTTCCCATGTCCGCAACCAATATCCAGAATAGATTTTGGTTTATTCGCTACTAAAACATCGCAAAAATATTCTAAAAAAAATGGTCTTGAACTTGGCAAAGTTTATCCTTTTAAAAAAGTTATTTTCCCTCCAGGTAATCAATTAATAGTTGAGGTTTCGATCCCACATCATTTTGTTTTATATATGGTTTCTGCCACTTCCGAGGAATCGAAACAAATCCTCGGTTTTCATAATAGCTCGACAAAACCTGATAATCCCCAATAGAAGCACATCCATTAGCGATAAGAAATCGTGCAGTTACATCATTGTAGTACACCTACAAAACTCCTCATCCTAATACCAAATTCAACTGGCACGAAAAGATTATGCCGCTGATTTTGGCGTTAAATATTTTGCAACACCTGAGGTAAACCCCGTCTTGTAAGAGACGGGGAAAAGCCTATGCCTAAGTCTGTGACGGTAAAATCTTACCAAAGACAAAGCCCGTCAAGCCACGTTGTAAATAACGAGGCTTGATAGCGTGTCTGGGTTATAAAATTTATCATTTTAATCATCAGGTTTACGTTTATATTTTATGAATAGGCTTCTTGCATTCTTCTTCTGTCGGTCTATTTGGATTTTTATAATCCTGGATTATTTTATCTATGTTGTTTATGACTTCTAAACACTGAAGCCATAAGTTCCGATAGTGATTTTTGTCAATTTTTGTTTTCATGCCTTTTATGCCTCTTTTAAAATTGTAAACCCGCATAATAACTTGTTATATATTTTGCAACACCTGATGCGGCATTTTCATTTTGGGATGGCAAATCAATCTTGCTCCAACCTCTTTAGCTTTAATGCTGAAACAAAGGTCTTGTCCCATTGCAAACTCTGTCGCAACATAAAATTGTCCCAATCTGTTTTCCTCACAAATAATGTTGATGTCGGTGAACCAGGGAAATGTGAGTCGCTTAAAAATTTTGGTACTGCATAGGAAACCACACGTCCCGAAACCATCGGTCTGGAAAGGTTTCTTACGTATGCTAACTTTTTTGGGGTCTTCTGCATAAAAATCTCCATTTTTCCATTTGCAAACGCTTGTTTTGCCCGCATATTTCCCAGTCTTAATTATTGCCCATCCTGTAGCAATATTATTCTCCGGGTCTTGCTGAACGATTTTCCATAATTCTATGAAAAAATTAGAAGGGAAGGATTGATCAGCATCAAGCATCATAACAAAATCAAAATTGTTATCGATAGCTAACTTGACTATTGCGTTTCTGGCATCGACAACGTGTCTTGCAGCAACAAAATCGAAAACATGGGGTAAGGGAACCAGCATATTCCGCAAAGAAAGAGTGAAAGCTGCTGGGATATAAGGAACGCTCCATGGAGTTCCTATAAAAATTTTAGGCAAATCACTCATATTTTCCAAAGACAAGTTAGCTGGAAGCTTAAGTTTTGTTTCGTAACCCTGCATATCTCTCCTTGCACCACCAAAAATTATGCCCTACATAGGTATTTAATTGTTTGGGGGGAACATTAACCCTGAAATAAAGTGGGTCGGTTAACTCATTATCCGAATAAGGGGCTAACTCTAAGTCCCCTATATTTTTGTAATATCCGCTATTTAGCCCGCCGCATATTGTTCGGATTGAACATTCCAAACATTTTGGAGCAAACGTATTTATTCTGTCGGAAAGCCACTTGGAATACTCAAGATATGGCGAAAACTCTTTAGGCAAAATGCTGTAATCCCATTCATAGCCATCGTGCATCACTTGAGGAATATTGCAAATATGTTTTTCATATCCTTTCAGCAGACACATAGGAAAATATCGAATGTTGACCATAACCCCGGCAGCAGTTAAAATATCGATTGCTTTTTTTAGAAAAGGAGCAATTTGGGAATTTTTTCCCTGAAAATCCTGCTTGTCCATACAAGACCATTCATCATAGGGATTAAAGTTAATAAAATTGCTGATTAGTGGCTTAACCTCAGCAAAATAATTAGCCAATCCTATTAAATCTTCAAAATTACTGGTTAAAACAGTATTGGTGCGAAATTTAAAATTATTGCTATTGCATTTTTCTATAGCTTTGTTTACTTTTGCGAAACCATTTTTTGTGTTTGTTACCTTATTATGAATATTTTCAGAGCCATGAATAGAAAAAAGAATATCTTCAAGCCCTGAGTCCCAATATTCTTCCAATTTAGGTTCTATTTTTTGTCCATGAGTAATAACGCAAGGGTATAATCCCAACTTTCTTGCTCCAAAAATCCATTTGGCAAAATCAGGGATAATTGTTGGTTCTCCCCCGCTAAAGTCGCAAAAAAGATTTCCCCTGGCTACTCCATTTCTCAAAACTTTTTCCATCTCTTCCCAGGTTAGAAACCACCTATCCTTTTTTTCCATATGAGAATAGTAACAAAATTCGCAACTTAGGTCGCATATACGCCCAACGTCTGCCTTGAATCGTCTTGTAGGTGGAAGCCGATATGTTTTGTTGTGCCACTCCATTTTATTATTCAAGCAAGTATCCCTATCTCTTACTCTTACAGTATTCATTTTGGAAAAATATTCAGGTTTTTTATCTTCGCTTCCATCTGTCTCACGGTTATAAACATATAAGGGGCGATTTACGAAACTTACCTTTTTGGCTGTTTCCAGCATAGGGATAAACAAAGCCGAATCCCCGCAAGTCTGCCAATGTTTGCCGGTAGATGGGTCAAACAAAGTATCTGGAGGCACATTTTTTAACATTCCAGCCCTGAATGTTCTAAAGTGAGAATAAGCGACTTTTGCATAACGAGCCAGAGTCGGATCACTTAGTGGTGTGGAGATCCCCATTGTTACGTTTGGTATCCCATCCTTTTGCCCGTGATAAGTAATATGCTGGCTATAAACCATATCCGCAGATGATTTTCTATAGGCGGTTACAATTTCTTGTAAGGCCTTTGTCCCTAAAAGCCAATCATCACCATCAAGCCAGGCAATAATATCATCGTCTCCCAAGTTTTCTATTTTTGATATTCCACAGAGGAACGAAGAAAGAGGAGAACCGGAATTATTTTCCAGCCTGTATGCCTCTATACTCCCATCGTGGCTCTGTATCTTTTCCCATGTTCTGTCGGCCGAAGCATCATCAACAACAATATGCTTTGCCATTATCCCTTTAGTGTCCTGATCTTTGACAGATAAAATACAGGCATTTATATATTTAGAGGCATTATAAGTAGGGGATATAATATAAAAATTTTTCATTCTTCCATCACCGATTCAATTATAAAGTCCAACTTTTTTAACTGTTTTCCGATTTCATATTGCCCAACCATTTTTCTCTTTTTCTTGCTTAACTGCTGTTTTTCTTCATTGCTTAATTTCTCAAAATGTTCCAGCAAATTAATAAAACTATCTATCCCGGTAAAAATACAATCCTTGCCAAATCTTTCACCTGATCCATAAAAATCGTGAATTAACGGGATTAAACCGCTTCCCATACTTTCTATTATAGAATTGCCGAAAGATTCAAAAAGAGAAGTAGAAAGATTATAGGACTTATCTTCAAGCCAATCGGGAAGATTTTTGTTATCTACCCAGCCTTCAAAAAACACGGTATCAGATAGGTTCATCTTTTTTATCATATCAGATAAATACAACTCATACCTGGGTTCCTGAAAGCGACCAATGGCATGGAAAGTATAATCCATGCCTTTTTTCTTCAGAGCGTCTGCCAGATATAAAATCATTTGTGGATTTTTTTTATGATTAATCCAGCCAATCCAGGCTATTTTATTGCCATACTGTTTTCCCTTCCACTTAAATAAATTGAAATCAACACCATTCGGCAAAATATCCATAGAAGAAAGCGGAATTTTTGAGTTTTCTTTTACTCTTTTCATCAGTATTTCTATTTCTTTGCTCACAAGTAAAAGCCTGTCGCAATTCAACCAGTAAGTGTTCAAGGGAACAGGAGTAAATAATTCCATTGAATGAAGCCTACAAACTACCTTTGACTCCTTGGGATGCCGCATTGCTTCCCGGAACATATCATCACAAAACTCAAACCATGCCAGATCATTCCCTCGCATCAAAATTCTTATTTGATCTTGAGGGATTGGTTTATCAACGTAAAGAACTTCATGCTTTTTCCCAAGATGAGAAACCATATGCCCGTGATGAAAATCAAAAGTCTTGTATCTATCAAAAATAACTATTTTCACAGTATCCTTTCTGTAAAAAATTACTAACAACTGCTTCGATTCGGATGTTCGTTCCTCTCGCCACTCAAGTGAGAATGTTAAGTTCCCTTAATAATCCTATAAAATAGATGTGCCGAAAATATTATTCCTGTCAATATTCCAATAACTGCAACACTAAATAAAAAAATAACTACCAAATTTATCATTTTATCCTCAAAAAGAAGGTTATCGTAGATGTCTAAACAACCGCCTCTCAGTTTATTATTACATAAAAAAACAAAAGGGGATCCCCAACATATTTTTATTATACATCGAAAATCCCCTTTTTGGAATAACCTCTCCTTTTTTTTGAATTTAAATAGATTTTTTTAAGCCACCTTTTCCCTTCCTACATCCATAACTTTACGTATCTCAAAACCACTTCCTGAATAATCAATTCACCCTCGGCATGATCCCCGCCACAAGTTAACTGGGTATGAATCCCATAACCTGCCGTAAGAGTAGATGCCGCAATAGTTACCGTGTCCTTGAATAAAAAAGTTTCGCTTATCCCGGTAGCCAGCGTTCTTTCGGAAGGATTAGTAATCCCAGATGTGCTAGTAGCATCTCCAATCGCAGCGGTAGAAGCATTCGGGTTGACTGCGTTGTAGGTGCATTGCCAATTTATCACGTTTCCTTTTGTAGCACTTGCTATAGTTTGGTAATAAACATCCAGGTAAGATGCTTCCGTAGAATCGAAATCATTGGGAAGTTTTACCAAAAAATCTAATTCATCGCCGGTGGCTGGAGCAAGCCCGCCTAGCCCGGAAGAATTTGCCTCAGCCACGACACTTTTTGCATTGCCAGTTCCCAGCATCGATCCAGCTCCGGCAGCATCTTTAGTGCTGTAGGACTGAAGAATAGCCTGCCAGGGAATCCGCAATTCTGCATATTTTGCAGTAGCATCAGTTGGTTGTAATTGTGAACTCCATCTTGTTACTGCCATAACTAATTACCTCCTTTGGGGTATAAACGAGCTTGTAAGCTCATTTTTAGTTACTGACCCGCTTTTCTGGTTACGCAGTTTGATCCCCTGCGTTTTGGTGCTTTGTAATTTTGAACAACACCCTGCCATTAGTTCCAAGCTCATCCGCAGGATGTACCCCGGTTACAGTAATAACTTTTTCCGTGGTAGCATTTTCATTAACCTCCATTATCCCGGATGTTCCCTCAATGTCGCACTGCTTGTTAACAAGAGCTTGCGCAGAATCCCCGGAACATTGTCCTGTAAAAATCGTATCAGGAGAATCGTACACCGGAATATCTACAGCTGTAGCAGTAGCCGCAGCAGTCCCGGCAATTCCCAAAAGGGAGCCTACTGTTGCCGAAGCTGCTTTTATATATCCCGCATTTGCCAAGTCTTTTCTCACTGCATCGCCTTTGGTAATTTTCGCAGCATCACTTGCTGAATGTTTATACCAGTGAATTGGGGCAGAACTGTTCCCTTCGTGGTTATAAGGCTCAAATCCACATGGATTATCTAAGTTTGCCATAATTTTTTACCTCCTTGTTTTGTTATGCTCCTGCGCTACCGTAAGCACCAACATAATCAGGCCATCCGCAGGCAAATCTTTCATAAATGAAATAAAGAAGATTATCGGACAGATCTTCTACTGTCATTTTTGTTCTTGGTTTTTCTCTCCACTGAAACTGGAGAGGATATTCTTTTCCCATACTCGATTTATCCGCCAGCAAATACCATGCATCCTCATCAACATTGCCCAACCAATATGGCCAGATTACCGACTGAATCTCAGTTCTTTTTCTAAGGGCATTAATCGCATTTTCAGCATTTTCCGGGTATTTATCGGAGTCTAAAAGCTCGGTGGCTTTTTGCTGCAACTGATGCGGGGTTAAAAGAATTTTGGGCGAAATAGCCAAAGGCAACCCTGCATCATTCTTGAAAGTATAAAAAGCATTTACCGCAGCCCAAAGACTTGTAGCGGTTAAATCTGCATCGGTAGAAGGTTTATTTGACTGAGTACTCCCATTTTTCATTGCATGGGAAGTGCTGAAAAGATATTCGGTTGCAGATCGGTTCCCGCTTTGCCATGTGGGAAGCGAAGTAAAACCTCCTGTAAAAACTGAAGACGCATAAAACTGAACAGTGGCTTCTGCGGCTTCTCTCATTACTTTAGGGAAACGAGAAATAACACTATACCTCTCGTCTGCCTGCGCTTCATGGGTGATAGTCGTATATACACCGTATGCAATGCTCTCAAGATCGGTGTAATACCCTTCCCCTGGTTCCGCAGCAGAATAATTTGCCCCTTCATTTTTTTGTGACAAAAGAGGAACACCTTCGATAGTCATAAATCTTTCATACTGATGCCCAAAAGAAGACACATTGAAAACCTGATTTATGACCGCGAAAGGATCCGCTTTTTTCCAGGGAGAGAACAAAATCTGGTCAAGCCCTGCTTGCATTAAATTGGAAATATTAGCTCTAATAACAGCCATTGTATTTTACCTCCTTATTGCTTCATTTCTTTTAATCATATCACCAAGTACTTCCTTGATCGTGCCCAATCCAGTTGCCCCCATCAATTTTTTCATTCCATCTATTTGCTGTGCCTGCGCTTTTAAAAATTGAGAGTTTTTCTGAGCTATTTTGGCACGACGTTCAGCATCATATTGATCACGTGGCTTTTCCATCAGGATAGCTTCGGGAATGCCGGTGGTAGAATCAATAGGAGTCCCTTCCATTAGAGCTTTCCCAGCATCTCTGTCCACGACAACCCATCCTTTTTTCTTTAACTCTTCCACCCTTCTGGGTTCTCTTCGGGCATGATAATATGCCTTGTCAGCTTTGCCCTCTACATGAAAAAAGTCTGGCTGCTGTGAATGATCTGCAACGAATTCAATTTTTGGAGAATCGGTTTCTTTTTTTGGAATACTTGGTTCCATGGTTTTGTTTTCCTTATTTTGCATTATTGTTTCTCTTGCTTTTGCCCTGACAGCCGGGTCATTAAAACCCCTTGGTTTTGTGTTTTCCATTTAATTTCCTTTCAAGTAAGCATCTAGGTTGTTGACAACTTCCGTCAAGGCGTCATCGCTCGTTATTCCCATTTTTGCCATAAGTGCCTTGCCTTTTTCGTCAAGCACATTAGCAACATTCCCAGAAGCAGATGAAGAAGCAGCAGCCGAGCCTTCAGCTATCTGCCCGGACTTCTTTTTCATCTCAGCCAAAACAGCCTGTTTCCCTTCCTCGATATATTTATTTTTCAATTCCAGAAGAGAAGCATTTTCGTCTTGAGAAGAATTTTGCAATTTACCGGCCTCTTTCGCCTGTTGTGCTGCCATGGCTCTTTCCTTTTTCCCAGAATATCGTTCCTTCGCTAACAATGCCCTTACAAGTTCCGGGTTTGACAACGCCTGGTAAACAATATTATCCGGGACTTTGGAAATTTCATCCTGGAAATTGTCATAGCCAGGCAGACTTCTTGCCGTTTGCTTTTCTTTGTCGTAAGCAATCATCATTTGTTTGATGAATGGAGTAAGAGCTTTCAACGGAGTCGAAATCATCTGCTCAGCCAGCTCTGCTTCAATTTCTTCTATATCCGGTTGCTGAACAGGAGCCTGGTTCTGCTGAGTAGTATCGTTTCCATTCCCTTCATCGGCGAACCAGTCTTTTTCTGTCCCGTTGTCCAGAGCCGGGGCTTCTTCCTGCGTTAAGTTTTCAATTTTGGCTTCCAACTCTGCTATTTTTGATACCTTTGCCTGTAAAGCTTCATACGGAACTGTTTCAGGTGTTTCATTACCCCCCTTTTCTGCTCCTTCCGTGGAAGACGTCTCCACGTCAACTTTAACGTCCTTTTCATCCAAGAGCGGCGATCCCTCGGAATCTTCAATTTTAACGCCCGTTTTTTCTTCAGTCATTACAACCTCCTAAAAGATTAAATTTCTTTTTTCCAACGTACCTTCTGATTTCTAAGTTTTCTCAACCATCTAATGTCGCCCATTACAGTATTGTATAAATCGTCAATTTCTAAAATTCTCCCTCTGCCCTCTCTATAGTCTCCCCAATCTGTAATTTTCTTGCCTGTCATTCCCTGAAGACACAATTCAGCTTTTCTTACCTCTAATGTTTTTATGAAAAATTTTCCAAGTTCAGTATTAAAAAGGAAATCTTCCAGTTTTGCCGCTCGTTCTTTTCTTACCTCTCTATCAATCTTTCTCTGCAAGTCCGTTAACGGCTTTTCTACCCTTGTCGTCGCCGGTTTTTGCGTTATCCCTCCCTTTTTGTTCTTCATGTCTTTCATGCTGGAACCTCCTCGCCTTGCTGCTTGCTGATTTCCTGCATTATTTCAACCGCAATAGGCCGTATTTCCTCCGGCAAAGCAGCAATAGGGATCATCGCTTCTCTTTGCTTAACAAAGTCGGATGTTTCCTTAAAATCATACAAACTGTCCATCATTTTTAAAATTTTAATAATATCAAACTGATATGTCGGATCATTCTGTAAAATACCTCCTATTTCCCTCAAAAGATTAGGGAACTGCTGTTGCTTACTGTATTTTGAATATTCAGTTTCTACTGCTGTAGCGGCAAAATTAAACTCAATATTTTGGAAAAACCCATCTTCCTTTCCACGCTTAAGAATATTGAAAGTTTTTTCTGCCAAAGGCCGTAAAGTCAATCTGTCGGCCTGCTGAATAAACAGAGTAAAAACTTTTTCAGCGGCAGCCATCAACCCGGTAAATTCTCCCAGGGTTTCTCTTTTGGACTGCCCTATGCCAACTGTTTCTGCGGTAGCCCTGCTTGTTTTTTCAATTTCTCTGTCAAGAATACTGTGCATATTGCCGAATGCCCCAAAATTTACTTCAGGGGTATCAATAATTTTTACATCATCATGATTCCTCAGGAACCAGATGGAATCCGGCTTGCGGATTAAGTCATCCTCTGTTAAGCCAGAGTTTTCCAATACCTGAACAATATTTGTCAACGATCTTTTGTGCTGATCAAGAAACAAATCATGATGTTCTTTTTGCTCTACGATAAGAGATTCTACCGCCTGCAAAGCTCCTTTTCCATAAAAAGAACCAGGAACTATCTGATAAATAGAAGAAACAAAAGGCTTGTAATATTCTTTTTCCCCTTCTGCTTCCACTTCAAAATAATTGGTAGAAGGCTCACATCTGATAATGTTTTCTATCCTGTCTCCCCCAAGAACTGCGGTTATAACATATTCTTCCCATACTCCACTTTTAACTTCAAATTCTCCCCAATATTCGATCAAATCATATACCGGCGAGCCTGTCGCTTCTGCGCTTGTTTCGCCTCCGTCGCTTTCTTTCACTATAAAGGCATCTTTTTGTAAAACCTTATTTTTTCCCAATTTATCGAGATCAAAATATACATTTTCCAGCCCTTCATAAAAATAACCTGTATTCTCTGGGCCGGAACCAACAGACGGAGCCTTTAAGCGGGAAAGTTGAGACAAGCTTTTCTGGGACAAATGATAGCAGTATCGCATGTCATCAATTCTTCCCGGCTTATTGCAGGAAGGATCAGGGCCAAAGTTTTCGGCCGCCACAAACTCCGTAAATGGAAACTGCCCCTTTGGATATATCTTGCAGAAAGATGTTCCTATAGTAGAAGCTTCCTTGAACAATTCTACAGCGGTTAAGTAAAAATTTGATTTTCTATCGAGAATATGGGCAAATTCTTTTTGAAGCGCAAGAAGATCTGCCTGTTCTATGTCGGGATTTTTTATTGTAATCCAGTCTGCAACAGAAAAAATCGCAGCCATTATTCTCGGAGCGATTGTTTCTATAATCTGATCGCCCTTTGGCATTACCAGATTGGATTCCCATTCATGATCTCTCTCGACTTGCTGCGAAAGATACAAATCTCTGTAGCTTTTCCAAGCAGGAGATTTTTTTTTCACAAGGGCATTGGAAGCCTCAAAGTTTTCCTGAAGCTGTTTTTTTGCTCTTTCCAGAATTTTTGCGGAAGGTTTTTTCATTTATGTTCCTGGAACCTTGAAATTAATAGCCTTGAATAAACGATAACTTCATTTTCATGCTCTCGTATTTCTGGCCTCATCCGCCAAAAAATAGTAAGATGCGGGTTATTATCAATATCAGCACCTTCTGGCTTGACTAATTTTGCAAAATCAACATATGCATTAATCCACTTGCTCCATACGTTTTTGATTTCGGCTAAATCTTTGGTTCTAAAGGCAAATGAAACATATTTTTCACAATTTGCCGCTATCGAACTGTTCGTACTTGGCCCAAGATCTCCGACAATTTTATTAGCTACGTCGTAAAGCTCTTTTTCTAAACTATTCAAAATATCCAACCTGGTTTGCCTTTTACAATAATGTTGCCGAAAATATCTAATTTCGTTGCGAACAAACGAAGAAATTTCACACCAAACGCACCAAAAAATGCGGAAGCCACTTATTTTCCACAACTTTGGATGTTTCCTCAATAACCAACATTTTCGCTCAGTAGTAAGAATAACACGGTCTATCTGATCTTCAAGAAGTTCAAGCATTGGAGCCATGCCACATAAATCAATATAATTAGTTTTTATTCCATAAAGTCCGAGCCGTGATTTTGCATATTTTTCTATGTTCATGTTTGCAACAATCTGGTTGATTCCCACAGTTTTAGAATTATTCAGTGCTTTTAAATCAGACAGAATATCTTCATCAGAGGTATTTTTCAAAGAGCCTACCATATTAAGAAATTCTGGTTTAGCTCCAAGCGAAACGAAAGCTCCATAAAGTTGGTCTTTAAGCTCTTGCCTCATTATTGTTCTCCCCACAGATAATCAATTAATATTAGCAATCCAATTCCGACACTTGTTTTATGGCAATATCTAAAACTATTTTCCATTCTTGATAAGACTTAGACCATTTGTCATCAGAACAACAAATTCCAAACATCGGGTGTTCTCGCAAGTTATTTGCCAATGTTCTTTCGGCTGCGATGGCCGGTAGAGATAACGAAGCACTGTGAATTATGTGTGATAATATTTTTGCATTGGGTTTACTGTTTAGTAACTTTTTGCAAATATTAATACTTAACTGTAATTTGCCTGTTTCGGATGCTACCAAATCATTACAAGCGAAACCAAACTCGCCGCATCCCTGTATCATATTATTGCTGCCATTCGTTTTACCCGGCATACCACCTCCATTTGTTAAAGCAAAAGTGACAAAATTTGTCATTAAATGCCGTAAATTGTCACTTTAATTTTAAATTGCACAAACAAAACACAATGTCAAGCCTTATCTTACCTTCCAGCAAATTTATTTAATGGTAAAAGGCCATAATCTCTCTTTTTTCTTTTTACATGTTCATATACTCTTTCTTCCCTGGTTGCATATATCGACCATCCAAGAGAATATACTGCGTCGTCATGATATTTTGTCTTTACTTCCGTATGTTCAGAGCGCAATTTGTTATATTTACCAGGATGCCCAAATTTGGGAAGGGAATTTAGATCACCCTTCACCGTTTGCTCGAAATCATCAAGTTCTTTCCTCAAAAAAGTTCTCCCTTCCCTGTCTCCCACGTCAACCATCAACCCACCAGGGAAAACAAGCCTTCCCTTATGAAACTGATATAAATCGGTGAACATTGGAATCTGACGATTATCAGTTGCATGGATAAGCTCTGTTCTTCTGCCCATGCCCTCAGCCCATTGGCATAAATCGGCAGCCTGGTAAACTTCAAAAATCGTATTGTCTATGGAATATCTCTTAAAATCTTCAGATATAGTTTTTTTAATAGTATATTCGCCATCAAGCCCCGGCAGAAAAACAACCTGATTTAAAATAATATAAAAAGGAAGAGGAGAATCAAACCCAGTCAACCATCCTTTCGCCGTAACAGTCCAAACACTCCTGTCCCCTTTTTTGCTGTAAGGCAATGACCTGTCAAGCCCTGCACCAATAACAAACTTTGTTTTAAAATCATGCTCCAACTGCTTTATTTCTTCTTTCCCGACAGGAACCCGCAAGCTTTTTCCTACAAGAAAGCCTTCGTCAAGATGCTCCTGGCTGAATAATTTCCCTCCTGCTCCAATCCAAATATTTCGATGAAAGGCATTATAATCAGGGCCGGTAAGCTGTTTCTCCCTGCTGCTGAGCCATGCCCTTGAAATTAAAGGAGAAATATTATATTTAACATATTCTTTCGGCTTCTCAACCTTATCCGCAAGATAAACAAAAAATATCCGTTCATCTACAGGCGTATCGCCTTCAATTTGAATCAATTTCCCGGAATCTTTATCATGTTCATAAACAGGAGAGCCAGCCAATTCCCAGAGTTTATAAAAAATATTGGACTTTGGAGAGACCTGAGATGGCAAAATAATCTGTCCATCCCTGTCCCCCGTCTGGGAAGCAAGAACCTGATATAACCCCTCCCCATCAGGAGCCGCATGAATCTCATCAACAACAGCAATATCAATAGGATATCCCCAGGAAGAAGCTTTCTCACTTGAAACCACAACAATCTTAGACTGAGTATCGAGATTTCTTATCTCTTTATCGAGAATATTCTGTTCTCCGACCATCTCAAACAATTCAGGTGAGTTCAAGATTATTTTCTTAATGCTGTCAAAGGCTGTAGAAGCCGACTGCTCCTTAGAGTTTGAAGCAATAACGCTTTCAACATTATAAAACATCGAAAAGTTCCATGCCCCCAATATCGCAGCGAGAAAAGTCTTGGAGTTCCTTTTGGGCAAACCAAAGCAGGCAACGGTATATTTATGGCATTTCTCCCCGTCAATTTCTATCATTTCAGTTGCTTCACGCAACATCCATTCCTGGGAGTGCCATGGAAAAATCTTCTCTATCTTTCTGCGGACAGGGAAAAACACCAAATCGTTCACCCACGCGACGATATCCTTCTGATACACCTCTATCTGTTTTTGCGAAAGCATTTATTCACCCTCAGAACTAATAGGGGTAACATTCTTCAGTTTTGCTTCCTCTTCCAAAAGCTTCCTCTTGTCCTCTTCTATCTGCAAGAATAACCTCCCATATTCCGAAAAACTCCGCTTCCCTTTTCTCTTCCCCCCGGCTGCATTCATGTTTTCCTCAGCCATAGCATAAAACTTCTCGGACAAACGAACCACGAGATCAAGATACTTCGGATATGTTTCAGAAACCACAGATAAAACCTTCCCATCCCCATCAACAAGTTTTCGCTTTTTATCCCCATCCTCGGCAAGATTCTCAATAATCCACTTATCAAGCAATCCCTTAACGATAATTGCGCTTGAAAGGCTGTCAAGGATAAGGGCAACCCCTTGAAACTTGGTAAAATCATCCTCCCCGACCTTGGCCTCTATTTTCAGGTTCCTGCGAACTTTCCCGACATAGCGGCGCAAATCCATGTGTTCATTAGGTAATTGCCCGGCAGTTACAAAGGAAACAGCAAGCTTCCGGGATTTGTCCTCGTCCAGATCCTCGTCATTGACAAAAGGAACCAGCGTTTGTTTTGGCGTATTGGTAACAGACATAACAACCTCCTTTTTTTGAAAATGGCGCAGTAATACAGCAAAAACTATTCCGGATCTTTCATAGGCATAGCTGTACCGTCAAATTTGCCAGTTTCCTTTTCAAAATAATATTCCCGTTTATTAATCGCTAATTTTGTAAAATACGGGGACACGGATATCTCTATCTTGTTTCCTGTAACTAAATCTTTGTACTCAAAAGGTTGAATTATTGCTTTTTCCATAATTTCCTTCTCCTTTTCCTTTTTTAAGTTTATTGGTTATCCACCCATTATTCCAAAATGTTTCAAACACCAGCAGAAAAAATAAATACCTCCACCTATTAAACCAGCATAAATCAATAAATCAAGAACTACGGCGATAATTCCCAAACTTATAAAATTATTTGGTTTCATATTAACCTCCTTTTTTTAATGGATAATAACTAAATCACCCACTTTTAGTCGGGTGGGCTTGATAGTTGTATGTCCATTTCCACTATCTGATCATTAATTTCTTTCTTAACTTCACGTTTTTCCTGAGCACGGGTAAACGCTGTGCCTTGTATCTCGTCACATATTTCACAAAAGCAATTACTCCCATGCCCCTGTACATTACACCGCCCAAATTGTTTTCTTTTTCGTAGCATCCTGTTTTTTTGCATTGCCATATTACTCTCTCCATGCCGCAAGAGATTGATAATAATATGAATGCAAAAACTCCGGGCTGTAATCACCTACTGTTTTTACCATCCGCCATGCCCACAAAGCCCTTCCGCTTCGCCCGTTTCCATCAGTAAATGGATGCAGTGTTTCATACTCATTGTGCAGCTTAAACGGAGTTTTCAGCTCTGCTGTATCGAGTAAAGCTGTCACAAACACAGGCATATTCGGGCTGCCTCCTGGGGGAATATGATTGCCGACACGAACATTTAACCCAAACTTATCACGGAGAACAGCCCCCGGTTGATAAATAGCTACAAATTGCTTTAAATCGCTCAGGGTTACAGTATGCAAATTAACGAAACGATCATGTTCTTTAATCTCTGCTGCCGTAGGATCTCTAAAAATCCCCTCGATCTTGTTACTTTCTCTTACGAATGCTTCCGTTTCCATGGCTTTTCCTTTTTAGGTTGAAGGATTAGGCGTCCCGTACCTTTTTTGTTATGTGTTAAATATTCAAACCCCTCATCAACATACGATTCGATTGTATTTATCATTTCTTTGCAAAGCGTATCTGATATTGTGACGACTCTGCTTCCCTCTGGGATGTCTTTTTCTGCCCCGGTTCTTTTTGCAGAATTTAAAACAAGAAGGATTGATTCAAGAGACAAAAACCTTTTTTGTTTTTCAGTTGGTTCATTCATTTATTGCCCCCCCTTAATTTTTAGTTTGAAAAAGCATAGAAACTTTACCGCCAAGCCCCCTTTGCCAAATTCTCGATTGTTTCATCAATTGCAATACCAAACAGTATCCCAAAAACGAAAATATGGTAAAGCAAACCCATGAACTCAGTCCCAGTTTGGTATTCATGACGGAACAAGATTTGACTGCATATTATTGCCACAAACCCAAAAAATATGTTTCCGCAAAAAAGCACTATTGCCCGCATAATCCCTCCTTAAAATATTTTTAGTTGAAAAAATTTGATGCCCCGTAATTTTAGAAATAAAGTGCAATGAAAACAGGTACTTAGAAAATTGGTTCTGGGATTTGACGGGGGGATTTGGAAGAGGGTATATCATTATATCCAGACAAATCCATGGGTACCTAGCCCCCCCCCATTCCCTCAGTACTTCAACAACTTATCCTGCCAGTCTTTACCATACCGCTTTTTATGCCACGTTTTAAATGTTTTCCATGCGTGTCCTCCTTCTACCGGCTGCCTCTTCATTTCTTCTCCATCCTTCCGCAGAAAGAAGGGGCCGATTATAGGCTTAAACACCCACCTCCATTTTTTCCCCCGCTCATCAACCCCATTACCAAAAAAAGAAGCGTGTGAGCACTCCTGGCAGTAATCACATCCGTAATTATTGCAGTTTATAGACGTGCAAGTGTCTGGTTTCATTCAATCCCCCTATCATCCGCACTGCGACAGCACCGTGCCCCCCTAAAGTATGACTTAACCGGCCTCCAGAACTCGCAAAGCATTCTATTACTCGATACTGCATCAAACTCTCTCTCTCGCCAAAGATAATCTAAGCCAAGCCTGTAGTCCTCTTGCACCAAAACAGAGATTACCTTAAGCACCCGCCGACGCTCAGAGCGCACTCGAAGGCCACGCCTTGTTGCAATAAAGAGCAGGTTTGTTGCCACCGCCAAAATTACAATTATAGTTATCATTAGTTTGCCCCCTTAATTTGCAGTCATCATACCATAAAAGCCAACCGATTATCTCTGATTACCTGAAATAATACCTCTGACAACACCGTTAAGTGAGTGTGATCTATTTCTAAGCCATATTTACTCTTTATCACCTCAATAATCTCATGAAGAAAACACTCAGCAGTTGAACTCTCGGAGCATTCTGAATCAATCCTCAGCCGAACTATATCATAATAAGGACGAAATTCGCCCGCCCCGTCAATCTCTTTTGACTTGGCCTGCTCAATCTTGATCGTGTGCGCTCCTACTTTTATCTCGTCTGGTATTGTCATATTGCAGTCCTCCTCCTTCCATGTTAAACAAAGTTCAATGATTCCGAGTAGTTACAGCCAAAAGCTAAAGTAATGCTTTAAGTTTCTGTGCCATCATATCGAAAAATAGGCAAATCTCCTGAATACTCCCCATGATGCCGGAACGCAAACATAGTCAAGCCGTCTTCTGCTACCTCTTGCTTGCCTCCTCTTGCAAATAACGAAAGGGGCGGGAGTAATGCCACACTAACATAATCAGGTATAGAATCAGAAAGCACAATAAAGTCTCCCTCTTTTGTCCAGCCGTTAAAATCGAGTAATATTTTCATGGTTTGCTTACCTCCTTTCTAACCTGTCCAAGCTGCTTATTGTCTGTCTTAAACGCCCGGCCTCCTAGAATAATGGCAAGTTCCTCAGTTTTTGTCCGCCAAGTTATTATGACTTCTTCCACCTCGCCATGGCAATAAACCTTATACCGAATTTCCCTGGTCTCGGCGTCTTCGTGGCTTTCGATCCGATCTACAGGTTTGTTACAAACGTCACAAATCGGTAGTAGCATTTTACTTACCTCCTTTATTATCAACAGTTTTTTCCTTGTGTTGCATTTTTGCAACATATGTCGAAAATTAGACACTACATATGTCGAAAATTAGACACCTATCCACAACCCCCTGATATCTTTAAACTTTTCGCAATCCACCTTTTTTTGTCCTCACAAATCTCGCCTTTTTCCGGTTTCTGCCTTTCTCCAAGTGAAAAAGGGGGGTTATTTTCTACCCGTAAAGCTATCATAAGCGAACGAGGATAGGGCAAGAATCGACGATCTCCCTCGAACCCATACCTTCATATAGGTAAGCTAAAAATAATGGCTTAAATCGGGGTATTCTTATAATCAAGAGAAGATTATTATCAAGAAGAAGGATTACTTTTCTCTTTTTCCCTCCTCTATACCCTCTACTCAATCCTTTCCCTTTCCTGTTACTGCTTAGGGTCAAGATGAAGAAACTTGAGATCAATATTGGCAGGAACTGTAATGCTTGCCGTCTCTGCCCTGGAATCATCCATTATCTTGTTGTACCTGCTTATTCTGTTGTTGTTATACTCCCTTACCTTTTTTTTCTCCCCTGCCCAAAACATCACCCCGGCCAAGATTATACCTGCAACCAAGGTAAAAACAAAAAAGATACCAACCCACTCATATAATGCCCCTCCTGCCATCTCTCTCGATAAATATCCCATAATTACCCCCTCCCTTTTTTTTATTTACAATGAAAACGATAAAAGCTTTTCCTTCAGTACTGAGTGTTTTTTCCTCTACACTGAGTACTCCCTTTTTTTACTCTTTATTAAAGTCTCTTTATACTTTACGCTTTTTTCTTTTCTCTTTCTTCTTTCTTTTTCTTTTATTTCTTATCTTATTTTCTACCTATTTCCGAAAATACGGTTTTAAATAGTTCAACAAAAGCAAGTAGTTAGATATCCATTTCTGTTACCTGCCTGTTACCTATTTCCATTTTTTTGAATTTAAATAGTTGAATGAAAACAAATAGTTGAATAACCATTTCTGTTACCTATGCAGTTTTTTTGGTTTTAAATAGTTCAATGAAAGCAAGTAGTTAAAAACCCGCTTTTTTGCTGCTTTATTGTGCCTTAAAATGGGAAAACTTGTAACAACTTCTGGCACTTAATGCTAATTCTACCTGTTTAGCATAGGAATCTCTTTCTTTTTCTTTCTGCTTTCTCTTTCTTTTTCCTCATACATTCCTGTTACCTATTTCCACTTTTCCGGTTTTAAAAAATACAATGATTTTAAAAAGTTGCAGTGCCAATTTAGTTACCTGCCTGTTACCTATTCTGCTACCTGTTTTTTGTTTTTCCTTTTTGTAACTATTTGTTTTAACTTAGTTTTTTGTGCCAATTTAGTTACCTGCCTGTTACCTATTCTGCTACCTGTTTTTTGTTTTTCCTTTTTGTAACTATTTGTTTTAACTTAGTTTTTTGTGCCAATTTAGTTACCTGTTCTGCTACCTATCCGATATAAACCATATCCGCCGAAATTGCCCGATTGCTTTCGGTGCACTTCGGACATATCCGGTTACCCTCAGAGACAAAGCTTTGATCGCACTTCAGACACAACCTTTCTTCTTTTTCTGCAAACCCAAGTTTATCTTTTTTGTGCCTGCCTTTTCTTATTTGCCGCTTTTTCCTTTTAATGTAATTATCATTTTGCCTTAAACATTCTGGGTTCCCGCAGGTTTTAGCGTCCTTGCGGTTATTTAGCGGCCTTATCCCACAATATCCACACAATAATTCTTTATCCATTAGCTTTTCTCCTCCTTTTGGACAGTTTTTTAACTTCAGAGCGCAACAAAAACTTAAACGGCGGCACCTCAAAAACTTGCAACTTAGCCATCGCTGCAATATAATAGATATGTGTCCTTCCGCAGCCGATCAGCCCCGCAGCTCCCTGGAAACTAATGTATTTTTTTAGTATCATTTTCACCCTTTTTAATAAAAAATAGTTTGACAAGTGTCTTGACTACTGTATATAATATAGTATTAATTATGTCAATGTCAAGCAATTTTATTGCCGCTGCAAAACAAGATCCCACATATAGACACGGGTAACAAAAGTGTCCCATTTACTCAAAAATAACCTTTCTTGTAACGCCCCCGAAATAGCACACCTTCAAGCCTTGGTTTACATAATATTTCAGAATTTTAAAAAGTGGGACATTTTTGTGTCCACATATAGACAGTGGGACATTTTGGCAACAATAGTGTCCCACTTTGGTCAAAAAAATATTAGGTGATAAAAAAAACTATACCATATGTAGATGCACAAAATAATATAATACATTTTATGGTAAAAATGGCAGTTTGGCACAAAATTAGCATATATTATCAGGTGAAAGTCGGGCATGACGTCCGGCTAAACAACAAGGAGGGAAAAAATGGAAATTACAAAAAAAAAGAAGAACATAAGAATAAAAGTTGCCTCTGTTTGCCCAGGGCAATTTAGGGGGTATAAATATTTTTTAAAGGAGGATGTTGAAAGAGCGTTTCCCCTGAATAAAATTGATGCTCTGGAAGATGAAGCAATCCTCGAAAGATGCATGCCCTACCGGAGAGTAGGGCATATTATTGAATAAAAGCCGGGCATGGTGCCCGGCTAAAAATTAAAGGAGGAGAAAATTATGGAGCAAAAAATCAATTTATTAAAAGCATGGCAAGAAATCATCAAAGGCACGATAAAAATTCCTGACACGTGCCCGCATTGTGGGGAAGGAGTGGTAATAGAAGAAGGGGAAGTTCTTGTTTGTCCTGACTGCGAGCAAGAACTTTTTGAAGCAGAAGATCAAGCTTGGGGAGTATAAATTAAAAAACACAATTTTAACTAAGGAGAAAAGAAAATGAAAAAGTTAAATGATCTTAATTGCCAATTTATCGACGAGAAAAGCCAAGATTTTGATTGGTCGGAAGGATATGGGGAAACATGGGAGTATTATGAAGCTGGGATATGTTCAGAGTGCGGGAAAGCAGTGATGTCACAGGGGGGAGAAGAACAACATCGCCATATTGAAAATACAGAGTGCGAAGGATATGTAAATTGCGAAGGCCCGATGATGAACTATTACTATCCTTTTGAAACTGATGACCCCGAAGAGGCTGCGAAAAAAATAAAAGATTTGCCTCTTTGTCTTGTTTATTTTTTAGAAGCCGAGAAATACGGCTTGGCTCTTACCGGTGGGGGTATGAATTTGAGCTGGGAAATTTGCGAAGCTTATATGCTTTTAGGTTGTCTGCCGCCGGTTGCTTTTTGTTCTCTGCCTCAAATGGCTGGGAAAAAATTGAGTGCTAAGAATAGATGGATATTGGGCGGATGTAGAAAAAGTCTTTTGTGCGAAAAAAGAACAGCATTGCACGGATTGGAAAAATTAAAAAATTTACGCAAAAATATGCGTGAAGCATAGAAGAGGAGGGGGAGGAAGATGGTAAAAGGCTCAACTTGCCCTAATTGTGGCGGCCAGATGGAAGAAAAAACAGTGTTATGGCGGCCAATAGCAACAGCAGAAGCAGAAAGTATTTACTGGCTTAAGTGCCGTGATTGTGGAGAAACTTTCCAGTCTAAAACTAACTAAGGAGAAAAAAATGGAGCAAAAAATAAAATTTACATGTTATGCCATAAAATGGTTCGATAAGGTGAACGGGAACACATACCACAGCGTCAAAGTTACAAAAACCAAAAGTGGGGAAATCATAACTCACCCCAAGACTTATGGATACGGGGATCACTACAGACAAACGGCCCTGGAAATAATGTTAAAAGCTGGCTGGCTCCCTAAAAAATATACGAAAAAAGACATCCACATGTACGAAAGGGAAAATAATTATCCTATTGACTGGAATGTAAAAGAGGGGCTAAAAAGAGAATGTATAGCTAATGCAATATAATTTTCAAAAAGGAGGGGAAAAATTACTACTACAGAGCAAAAAACTTTTATTACAGGATTGATAGAAAACGTGAAACAAGAATTATTAAAAAAAGTTAGGGAATACCCTGGCAATTGGGACGGGGTAGAACTAAGATGGTTAATAAGGGACAAATTTGAAGAAATTGTTTTTTTAGGGGGAGCAAGAGAATCGAAAAGAAAAAAAGAGTATGAAAATGAAGTTTTAGTTAATAATTTTTAAAAACCAAGGAGAAAAAATTGATAGTTATCAAAGACCAAGAAGAAATAAAAAAATATTATGATGAAGATAAAGCCGAGGTCATTTTTGGCGATGATGTAAAGTTTTTGTGCCCCGTTTTGTCTGATAGGAGCGATTTTACTTTCTTGGGAACCGCAACAATGGAAAAGTCTTTCCGGGCTGGGTGGATCGAAAGTCAAGGGTCGATTATCAGCAAAGAATCAATTGAAAGTAAGGGAACAATTAAGAGCGGCGGGGTGATTGAAAGCCAAGGATCAATTGAAAGCGGCGAGTGGATTGAGAGTAAAAGATTGATTATAAGTAAAGGGTCAATTATAAGCGGCGAGTGGATCAAAAGCGGGGGATCAATTGAATGCGGGGGGTCGGTTATAAGCGGGGGATCGGTTGAATGCGACGGGGCAATTATAAGTAAAGGGTCAATTCTAAGCGGCGGGGTGATTGAGAGTAAGGGAAGAATTGAAGGCCAAGGGTCGATCAAAAGCGGTGAGTGTATTATAAGCAAAGGGGCGATTATAAGTCTGGGATCAATTATAAGCGGCGAGTATATTTTTTCTTTTAATTATGATATTGCAGGAAAATCGCTTCAGACGCGCACCTTGCCCTTTGAAAGAAAATTCTGGGCGGAAATGCCCCCGATTCAGAAATGGAAAGAAGATATTTTAAACGAAAAACTTTGTTGGAAGACATACAAAAATCTTCCTACAATGGAAGAAAAGAAAAAGATATGCAGTTGGGATGGATGGCATTGGATCATCAGGGCACAGTTAGAAATGTTTTTCGGATTGAAAAAAATATATAAAACGGGGTAAAGGAGAAAAAAATGGATAATTTCAAGATACAAGAAAACAGAGGGCTTGTCCGAATTTTGCATGGTTATTACAGTTTGGTAAGCCTTTTCGCTGATCCTACTTCAGCAGAAGAAGGCTTAAACCTCTCTATCGAAAAATGGGATTTTATGCTGCATTATTATGAAAATCAGAAAAGTTATGAAATGTTTAAAAGGCTGTATGATGGCAGAAACAAGACCTGTGGGCTATGCCGCTTTCATAAAAATGATTGCCAAAAATGTATGATTTTCGGCAAAACAGGCAAGACGAACTGCCGGGCAACGCCTTATGAAAATTATTGCACTTGCTACATCGAGGTAAGGCGGCCCAGGGAAGATATTTTTAATTATGCAAAGCAAGAGTTAGCTTTTTTAAAAACCTTTAAAGAGGAGATAAAAAAATGATGATTTTAATTATTTTGTCAGGAGGGCTAGCGCTTTTTTCTTTGTGGATGCTATGGAGAAATAACAAAGTGTTCAATGAAAGTATGCGGATACTTAATATAATCTCGAATTTGTCACAACAAGACATCGCTTGTGGGTTAGATTATCGATGGCGATATGATGACTTTAACACCATTTCGTATAACAAAATGATGTTGGAATTTTGGAAACCCGTGGAGTCCTTTTTTGCTCATGAGCTTTGTTGCCAAGAAAGTAATATAATAAAAAAAGGAGCATAGCAGGAAGATGATTAATAAAAATAGCAATGAAAAATGCTGGAAAAGTTCCCAACTCTGGCCTAAAAGAATTACCTGGTTAGTAATGGGCATACTGATAGGGGTTGGGATAATGTTCTTATCAACTACGGAGGAGGAAGGAGAAGAGGCAAGATTAGCAAGAGCGACACAGGAATTAAGGAAAGCAGGGATTAGACACATAGAAATTCGCAGGGGATTGTGGGGGCCGATGATTTATGATCCCAGAATGAAAAGCCAGCAAGGTCGGTGCTATGATAGCCCCCAAGATGCTGTTAAGGCGGCATTAGCAGGAGAAAGACCGATAAAAATGGAAGTGACGGAAAAATAGGAAAACTTTAAAAAGGAGAACAAAATGGATAATATGTGCCCTGTAAAAGAAAAAACAACCCAAGTTGCGGCAGAGATGGAAGATAGTAAGACAAATAGCATTCGATTGGAAGAACTTGTAACAGCATTGGAAGGCCGATTGTCGGGGGTGCTAATGATGAGGGATGGCTTGGAAGATAAAGAAGAAAAGCCAATGAAAGAAAGGGTTCTGTTAGCTGGTTCCATGCACGCCGTAAATGAAGAAACACTTGCAAGTTTAACCCGTCTCCAGTCAATACTGGATAGGCTTGAACTTTAACAAGGAAAAAAGAAATGAAAAGCCTTAAAGAGAAAATGTTATATCTTAATGAATTGTGCGGCGACTCGCTAACGATTATAAAATATAACCTTTGGGAAGTAGGCTCTTACTTAGAAGAGAGTTTTCTACGTTGGGAGAAGGGGAGTCAACAACACGAAGATTTAGAAACGGCGATAGACAATGCCATTGCATTTTGCGAAAGAAAACTTAAGGAGGGAAAGAAAGATGTCATTAACACTTGAGCAGTTGCAGGAACGGCGAAAGGGTATCGGGGGGAGCGATAGCCCTGTTATCTTGGGAGTTAGCCCGTTTAAAAATATTCATGATTTATATCTGGAAAAACGGGGATTAGTAGTGGAAGAAACAGAAACCCCAGCAATGAAAAGAGGGGCGATGCTTGAGCCTCTTGTGGCTAATATGTATCAAGCGGAGACAGGGAGGGAGACGATTATAGAAACAAAATTATTTAAACATCCTCAACTTGACTTTTTTCTTGGAAATGTTGATCGAAAAATTATGGATTTGGAAAAAGGGGCGGGTATTCTCGAAATCAAATGTCCAGGCCTCCAAGTTTTTGGAAAATGCAAAAGGGAAGGATTGCAGGATTATTACCAAATCCAGTTGCAGCATTACCTTGCCGTTACTGGCTGCAAATGGGGAGCCTTTGGAGTGTTCAATGCCGAACAATGGGATTTAATTCATTTTGATGTTGAGCGAGATGATGAATTAATTGATTTCATTATTGAAAAGGACACAAAATTTTGGGAAATGGTGAAAGCCGGAACGCCGCCCCCGGAAGAAGAATCGGCCATTGATTTGCCTGCCATTGGCGGGGAGTTGGTGCAGGTAACAAGCCCGGAGTGGGAAGAGGCAATAACAGATTTCACCGAAGCTAAGGCGATTAGGCAGGAATGGGAAGAGCTTGAAAAAACGGCGAAAGAAAAGCTTACAGGCATGATGGAATCTGAAGGAGCGGGGGTTATAGAAGGATTTAATTTCCGGGGGTACTATCAGGAGCAGGCCGGGAGGATAATTTTTGACAAGAAAAAACTTAGCTCTGAACACCCGGAAATTGCTTTAAGCCAATATGAAAAAAAAGGAAAGCCATTTAAGGCATTTAGGCCATATATTTTGAAAGGAGGAATAAATGAATGAGCAAATTGTAAAATATGAAACAGGATACGGAGAAATCACACTATCCCCAAATATTGTAAAAAAATATTTGGTAAGCGGGGCGGGTAATATCACAGAACAGGAAATAATGATGTTCCTTGCTCTCTGCAAGTACCAGAAATTGAATCCGTTTTTAAGGGAAGTTTACTTAATCAAATATGGGGCGGAAAAAGCAACGATAGTTACAGGGAAAGAAACTTTTTTGAAACGAGCCTACCGAAATCCAAAATATCAGGGGCATGAAACCGGCGTCTCGGAAGATGGGCAAATAGCATGGGCAAAAGTATATATGAAAGGATATCAAGTGCCCATCAAGTGCGAAGTTGATTATGAAGAATATGTAGGGGTAAAAAGAGATGGAACGCCTAACCGTATGTGGGCTGAAAAACCGAGAACTATGTTAAAAAAAGTGGCATTAGTCCAGGCGTTAAGAGAAGCATTGCCAGAAGATTTGGGCGGCTTGTATTCACAAGAAGAAATTCCCTCTGTCGGAGAATTAAGTATCGACCCTGTAGTTATGAACGCTGAAACCGAGCAAAAAACCGATGCAAAAAAAGAAGTGTTAAAGGAAAAACTCAAAAAACAAAAACGGTTTATCTTGGAAAAAGAAAAACCTGCAACTACCGAGTCTTTTGTCCTCTGTCCTGAGCGAAAAAACGACCAGGTTTTAAAAAGTTTCTGCAACAATGAATGCGAAGATAGAGAAGGCTGTCCGGCTTGGGAAGATGAAGACAGAGCAGCGCAAACAAAGACAGCACAGGCATCCCCGAAATCTGAATCAGCACTCTCGGAAGAAATAGGTAGAGCAAAAATGATAGCCGATAATTTTGTTGCCCATATTAAAACGGATATCAAGAGTGAAAAACATCTCAATAACTGGATCAGGAACAACAAGGAAAAAATTGAGGAAATAATGGCTGTTGATCCTGAAAGCGGAGGACGTATTGAAGAAGCCATTGAGGTGAAAAAAGAGAAGTTAGGGATTGAACCTGGCACGTCATTAATTTAAAGGAGGGGATCATGAACATAGCAGATGCACGAATAAACGAAGTAATTGAAATCAGAGCGAAAGATCAAATTTTGAATGATATAGGAGACATGGTTGATGACTTGGTGGAAAAAATCACTTTGAATGTTGAAGAAACCAAAGAAAAGGCAGCTTTTGCCATAAAATGTACTCTAAGCGGCAAAGAAGGTATTCTCCATTTTGAAATTACCGGAAGCACGACTTTATCCACTCCCAAAATAATCCGGAAAGCACAAATTATTGATAAACAGTTGAAGCTTTTTTGATTTTTATTCTTGGAGGTAAATCGATGAATCTCGTTAAACTCCGTAATCTCTTCGCAGAGCCGATAACCGAAGAGGACTTGTGGGCACGTTACGGAATAGCCACAATTTACAAAGCGGAGAAGGAAAGAAGGGAGTTTTTAGCAAAGGCAAGGCGCAAATATCCGGTTTTTGAATTATACCAGACATGGAAGAGAATGTTGCAAGACTTTTAGAATTGAAACCGCCTGCCGGTTGGCGATAATAAACCGGATTTTCTCCTCCCCTGTTTTGCGGGTTTCCAGGGGCAAAAAACAGAACCCGCACCATTTAACACAAAATTGAGTAGGAGGGAACTATGGTTATGCCCTTTGTGACACATAAAACGAAAGCGGGAGGAAAACAGGACGCGCATCCAGAATGTGAAACTTAGTAACGAGTAGTTGCCATAGCCCATAGGGTATTTTGGCCACGATCTTTTGATACGTGTAGCGAACAGAAAATAGCAAAGCTGGCAATGTGAGGATAGGATGCCCGGTGGGGCCGCCGTAACCAATCGGCAACGTAAATGAGTACCACTTTTCCCCTACGAACGTGCCTGGCACAAACCGCCTGGACTGAAACACAGAGGGCATAACAATTACCCACCAGAAAGGAAAACAATGAAAATAGAAATGTTACATCGAAGATACTTTAGGACTCAAAAAGGAAGGGGACAGGATGGTACTTGCCAGATATCACAACGACTTTAGAGGGATAAAGCATGAGGAAGAAAAACAGAACCTTATTAGATGCAGTGAAAATTACGGGCTGTGTTTGGGCGATAGACTCCAAAGGGGGTAATGTGGAATATAAAATTACGAAGCAACAATGCCAGGACAGTATAAGCGGGGTTTGCTCACAGTGTGGTGGGGCATTAGAACCACTCGAAACAGTAGACAATTCAGGTGATCCTACTTTTTGGAGTGGATGCCTGAAATGTTCCCGTTTTGATAATGGAGTAGATCCTCAGGTATATGCCACAGCAAAAAAATTAGTTGAGGATTGCCAATATAGGCCATATTCCTCTTGCTACATAGAGGACAACGACAGTGAAGAGTTAAAGCAATATAAAATAGAATCTCAAATAGGCGGGATGTGTAGCACCGTTCGTGATGTTCTTAGAATTCACAAAGAAGTTTTAAAAGGAGAACAACCAATCGTAGAAAAAAAGAGATCCCAGTTTGAATTGAGATAACTTTAAGTAAGGGGAAATATTATGAAACTTGCCATTGAATTAGTCCCAAGTACATCTTGGTACAATAACTTGCGAAGTCTGATGTCAAAGACTGAGTGGGATAAAGTAAGAAAAGAAACTTATGCTAAATATGAGCATAAATGTGGGATCTGCAAAAAAAATAGCCACCAGTTTCATTGCCATGAGATATGGAAATATGATGACCACAACTACAAGCAAAAATTGGTAGGCTTTATCTCTCTTTGTACTTTATGCCATCATGTTAAGCATATAGGCTTAGCTGGCATTTTGGCAGCTAAAGGTAAGTTAGATTATGAGAAAGTTGTAGATCATTTCATAGAGGTGAACAAATGTCTTAGATGTGATTTTGAGAAACACAAAAAACAAGCTTTTGTTCTGTGGAAGAAAAGATCAAAACATAAATGGGAAGTAGATGCGGGGAAATATAGCCTTTAATTAATATTTCGGTAGAGGCAAAAAACTGACCCGCTGAACTAAATTATTATACCACAGGAGGTAAAGCATGGTTTATCTTAATGGAAAAAAAGTACAAAACGATGCAATAGACCCGGCTAAACATATATTTATCGGTTGTTTTCGTCCTCCAAGTCCGCCTGCTTCAAATTGGCCTATTTCAGAAGGAGCGTGGAGGGTTATTGCTTGCCCATGTGGAGATCATCTATGGACAGTTAAAGCTTGTCACGAACATTGGAGAGATGGTCATTTAGATGTCCCCCAGTATATTGATATTGTGGACTAACAGACAAGGCACTCTTGCCAAGAGATATTAACCTGTCCGGTAAATAATGAGGAATCATTAAAGCATTAAAGGGAGATTTAAAAATGACAGACCGCAAATATAAAATTGCCAGGAATAAGTTGATCCCATCCGCAGAAAAATATGCAAATAAAAAGGAAGGAAAAACCAACAAGCCTCCGCAATCACATGAAGACTGGGTTAAGAGATGGAATTTGGCTTTTTTAGGAAGAATGGATGAACTTTGGCAAGGGAAAAAGGGTTGGTAAATTGAGTTTGGCATTATTATTTTTGGACAAAAAAGAAAGTTGAGGCATGCAAAAATGACAAAAGAAACACCCTACGGGGACGCATTAATTGAAATAGAAAACGGATTGTGGGAGCAGGACTATAGAGTTGATGAAGAGATTGCTGCTCCATATTCGTATACCCACGATCATTTCAGGGCTTGCCTTAAAATATTTATGAACTCTCTGCTTTGGAAAATGTGGGAAAAAATGGAAGGTGAGGCTACTGAGAAAAAAGCCGCTTCTGCCGAAAAACTTGGGAACAAAATAAGAGAGCTTATCTTTGAATTTACGGGGATTGATACTTCTAAACTTTGAGGAGATTAAAATCGTTTTGCGCCCCTTGTTACTTGCTGCATGGCAGCCCAGCTTAGGGACGACTCGGAGTCAATTTAAGCCGCCTTCGTTTAGCAAAGGCCACGCTAATTAGTCGAGGGAAAGATAGAGTCCATGGCAAAGCAAGGGGCGTATAATCAATAAAATCAAAGGAGGTAGTTATGAAATGGATTGACGTAAAAGACGAATTACCAAGCAAGTCAGATGGTGTTTTGCTATGGAATGGGTCAGAAATAGATATATATTACTATTATATAAGAGCGGATTTCGAGGAAGCTTATAAGGACGTTACCCATTGGATGCCACTGCCAGAACCACCGTCCTTATAACAAATCAATAAAAGCACCGGGCAAAAAAGCGGTGCCAGCGATTTTCAAATTAGATAGATGGAAATACTAAAAAAGGAGACAAAATGGACACCACAACAAAAAACGATTCAGATAAAATACAATTTGGGGATATTTACAAGGGTTACGTTATAAAAGAAGAAGAAACACAAATGTATATAGGCGAAAATAGTGACATGTATAGGGTTTTTTTAAGAGAGCAGGCCGCACGATTTACAAAAAAAGAAGCGATAGAATATCTCCAATCAGGATGTTTTATCGAAAAAGGTAAGACATATTGGATAGAAGATGCTTGCCAATTACAAGGAGAATAAAATGAACCCATATCTAAAAATAACCTTGTTTTTTCTTAGTCTTTTTATCGCCTCCTATTTTATTTTGGGTTGCTCTGTTGCACCCAAAGTGTACAGGCTGCATGATCTTAGACATACCTGGGGAGAGCATCATTATGGGGAGATAGATTTTGATGATTAAGGGGAGTGAATTGAAGCCATACTTTGAAACGAAATTAGGAAAACTTTACCATGGGGATTGTACTGAGATTATGCCAGAACTTGAGCCTGTGGATTTGGTGTGGACTTCTCCGCCCTATAATTTGGGTAGACCATATGACGAATATCAAGACGACATCCCAGACCAAGAATATACAAATACTCAACATGCTGTTTTTAAATTAATGTATAATTTGTTGAAACAAGATGGAGCAATTTTTTATAACCACAAACCAAGAATATTAAACGGCGTTTTAGACGATCGAAAACGACTTATCCCTTTTCCAATACGGCAAGAAATAATATGGAATAGGGTGGGTATGTTTAATTTCGCAGGTTCTTTTTTTGCGCCATCTACAGAAAGAATATTTATAATTTGTAAGGATAAATGGCGACCGATAAAAAAATATGTTAAATTTGGTGAAGTATGGCGCGTACCTGTTGTCCCAGGTAGAGATAAAAGAGCAAATCATCCAGCACCATTCCCCGTAAAGCTTTCTGAGATGGTTGTAATGTCGTCAACTAATGAAGAGGATTTAGTTCTTGATCCGTATTTTGGTTCAGGCACAACCGGAGTAGCCTGTGAAAAATTAAACCGTAAATGGCTAGCTTGTGAGACTTCAGAAAAATACTGCGAGATAGCGGCAGAGCGTATAGAGCGGGAAACACAGCAGTTAAAGATAAGTTTTGACGATTAAGGTTTAATTAAAGGGGGGTATTATGTGTTTTATACATAAGTGGACAAACTGGGAACAGTATGAAAAGCGAGGAATAAAAATTCTTGGGCGGATTGCCCCCAAAAATGTTCAAGGTCAAGAAGTGCCGTATATAGAGGTGCGGCAAACTAGAACTTGTTTAAAATGTAATAAGGTACAAGACGTAATAGTCAGAAAATTATAACAACATTTGGAGGAATTTATGAGTTTATTATGTAAAATTTTAGGGCATAAGCCTGCAAAATTTCCCTTTAGCGAGAATTTAATGGAAATTAGGGACAGACCAGGAAATACGATTGCGGTAATTGAGGCTTGCCAAAGATGCCATACTCTTTATTTTGAGTATGTGCCTGTTCAAACTAAAAAGAAAAAAATTCTTGACATTATATTTTAAGCTGTTATAATTATATTTATTTAACAGAAAGGAAATTTAATGGAAAAGAAAGAGTTAATTTCGCACTACCAAGCCGCCAAAATATTAGAGGTTAGTCCTCCTACAGTTTATAGGCTAACGGATAGAAAAGTCCTTAAACTTTATCCTATCGGGAAGGGTAATTTTTTGGATAAAAAAGAAGTCGAAGATTATAAAAATGCAAAAGGCTAACCCGCTCTCCTGGTTTTCCAAGATAACAACTGATGAGTATAATGAAGCGTTCCGGTTTTTACAACAAGCAGACGGCTTGTATTGGAAAGTTCTCATGGCTGCGCAAGCAAGAGCAAGCAGGAAGAACAATAAATTAACCGGATTAGATGAGTGCGAATTTTTTCTTTCCCAAACGGAAACGAGATCTTTTGGGTTGGGAGATTCTCAACACGGGAAACTGTATCGGGTAATAAACCACTTAGTAAAATTAAATTTCTTATCAAAAGTAGGTAGCAAAACAGGTAGCAAAAATGCTGCCGTATACCGCTTAAATAAAGGCTTTATGGGACTTTTAGATTTTCAAATAGGCAACAGACAGGCAGAAAATAAGAATGATAAGAAAAAAGATATATGTTTTTCTCAAGATGATTTTAACAAATTCTGGGAAATATACCCAAAGCGTGTTGAAATAGATGAAGCTATTGCAAGATGGAAAACTTTGATGAAAAGAAAAAAACTTCCTTCTCTGGAAATCCTTCTTGCTGCTATTGAAAACCAGCTAACCTGGAGGGCAAGAGCCGATCCTGATGAGTTTATCCCTCAGTGGAAGAAGCCGGCCACCTGGTTAAATAAGGGTTGCTGGGAGGATGAAGTACCAGAAGATCAAGAAAGCAATTGGAGTAGAAGGGTGAGAGAATCTAAAAAGGAGGAGGCAGAAAATGCAAAAGATTTTTAAGTATCCGCTCGAAGTAAAAGATGACCAAATAGTCTTATTGCCAAAGGGGGCGGTGTTGCTAAGCGTACAAGTTCAGCATGGTGAACCTTGCTTGTGGGCACTTGTTGAAACTAACCATGAAGCAATCCCGCATAAAATCAAGATTTACGGTACTGGCCATCCTGTAAAAGATGTTGACTATATGCAATTTCTTGGCACTTTCCAATTATACGGCGGTGACTTCATTGGTCACACTTTCGGGTCGGTGATGTAACCCAGGAGAAACCATGACTGAAAACGAATTTGATATCTGCTTTGGAAAATTATGCAAGCGTTGGGGAAAAAAGTTTAATGCAGGTCAAGCGGAAATTTATTATGATTTCGTCAAAACTTTCGAGTTCGGAAGGTTTAGCCTGGCCGTATCAAACATACTTGGATGTGCAAAGCTTTTCCCTACGCCCGATGAGTTGAGAAACACTTATTTTTCAGTATCGCAAAACTCTACGGAGGATAAAAAAAATGACTGCAAACATTGCGACAATGGTTTTGTTGAGTTTACCATAGGTAAAGTAAAATATGCTAATCCCTGCGCCCATTGTCGGAAAGCTTCGGCTGGCCCCCTCGTAACGAAAGTCGGAAAGGCTATATTCTACGCTTACCGAAAGGCACCATTGACCGAAGAACCGCTATATTATTCTTTTTTGAGCAAGACTTCCAGGATTGAGGGAGCAATTGCATTAGGAGAAACTGAGGAAGAGAAAGATGTATCTTCTCACCAAAAGCTAATTAGAAAATCTCTGAATTTAAGATAACCGACAGGAGAGATTATGGATTTTTCTGAATTTGAATTATTGAAAGCGCAGGAACGTCTTTTGGCAAAAAGAAAAATGCGCCAAAAAAACAAAAAGATAAAAGGAATGTCATCGTTAAAGACAATTTTGGAGGACATGCCAGATCGCAAGAAGAATAAAGCAACTGGAGTAAAAGGGTAAGGGAATCTAAAGAAGAGGAGGAAAGCAATGTGTAATTTTTCGAAAGAAGATGTTTTAACATTGGCAAGGGCGGTTATCGCTGGTCCCCTTAAATATATAGACGGAGATTTTCCCCCATCCTTTTTTTGTGAATATTGCAATGCCGAACTAAAAGGATATGGTTTTGATGAGAATGATTTTAAGCATGAGGTCAACTGCCCTGTTTTGGTGGCACAAGACATCCTATCGGGGAGTGAAACATAAGCCCATAGCCAAACAAGTGCAACCGATAAAAACGGATGATTTCTGCAACAAGGAGTCCCTTTATGACCGAAAATGAACTATACGAATACATAAAAAACAGCACATATCATTGCTGTTTCTGCCAAAACTTACAGCAGGAGGTGGTTAAGCTTGGGTTGCAGGCTATCAAAGCCTATAAAGGTATGATTTGCGGAGGCATAGAGGATATGCAAATTAGGTTTTCAGAAAAAGAAGGGAATGCTAATGAAACCTCATTGGACAGAGCGTAGCAACAAAGATTATCTTTTCAGAATCGCTTCTGATTTCATTACTCAATTAGAATACAAAATGGGATCAATGCCAATTTCAGGAGATGAATTTGCCGAAAAATTGGGTATTACTAAAAAACGGGCTGCCCAGGTACTTAATAACCCCGGAAACATTACTCTTATCGAAATTATTAAATATTCAAGGGTGCTTGGTTTGAAAGTATCGATTGTAGCATACGAAGACGATGATCCCAAAAATGAAAAAGGCCCCATTAATTCAGAGGTGTTTAATGTTTGCTGGAAAAAACTCGGAAAACCGACCGACTTTTGGGCGTTGTTGGAAAAAGAGATTTAAACCGATTTAAGGCATTTAATTTGGAGGTCAAGGGCAGAGTATAGCCGACAGGTAGATCGTCCAAATTTGACCCCTTAACGTTCGCTAAATGGCAAAATAAAGATAAGGAACAAAGCCAAAAGCCAAGAACACAAAAGTTGACATGTTTTAATTACCGGAAGAAAAAAAAATGAAGACTGAAGAGCTTGCAAAACTTTTATTAGAACACATAGGCTATGATGTTGAATTTTGTTTATGGGATGAAAAAGGAAGAAATGCTACTGAAACATTTAGAATTAATGGCATCCGTTTTGTTGGACATTATGCGGGCAAGATAGTTATATTGTCAAGTGAAGATGAAAAATCCTTTTGTAATAAAACGAAACAGCGCAGGAAGTCCAGACGGTAACGTACTGGAAGGCCAATAGTGGCCTGCATAGCTTCCTGCGCTATATTGTAAAAATTAAGGAGCAGCAATGGCACCAAATAAGAAAAAAAAGGGCAGGCCAAAAGGTTCCAAAAATAGTAAATGTAATTGTCATGAATGGACAGAGCTGGGAGTGCATTTTTGTCCTGAGCATGGGCATTATAATCGATATAGGCAGTCGGAGGATGAACCGCAACCGAGACCGGGAAAAAAGGTCGTGCTCCATTATGTCATTAAGGATTTAAAGGCCCGTGCCAAGGAGGGGAAAAAGAAGTTCGGTGCTTTACTTGAAACAGAAAACGGGCGAGATGCGCTGATAGATGCTTACCAGGAGGCATTGGATTCGGCCATGTATCTACGACAAACTATTTTAGAAAGAGATACTGAGGCTATATGGAGGAGACCATGAAAATATACACAGTGCATGGAAACAAAGTACACGAATTAGAAGTAACAGAAACAGATAAAATGTATATCGCAAAAAAAGGTAGAGATTTAGCGTTTGATTGCAAGCTAAACTTCCGTAAAGAAGATTGTGCCACTTCTCCCTTGGATGCGATTACAATGAAAATACGTGAGGTAAATACTGACCGGAGAATACTAACAAGCCAAGTGCACGAAATTGATCCCGAGTTGAATACTTTACACAAGTTGGCAGAAAAATATAAATAAATATTGCTCATAGGAGGCAAAAACAATGCTTAAATGTAGCGAATGCAAAAAACATATTGTTGAAGAAACAAAATATATGGATTGGTTGGCTATTTTTCATTTCTTTGAGTTTTTGTTTCATGAAAATTACATTGAGCAAGTTACGTATGAAAGCATGATGGATAGGTTGCAAACTTTTAAAAAATTTTGTTTCCCTGAAAAAGAGGATGAAATATGCGACACAAACGTAGAAGACACAAACGTAGAAGAAATGCCATGAAAACATATTTCTTAAAGGAGGAGAACCATGAGAACACCATTAAGTGAAGCGAAAGGCGGAGAATTGTTGGAAAAAAGACGGAAGGAAATTGCAGGTTCTGAGAAATATGCCATATATTTAATTGGCAAAATAAGCCCTATCCCCTTAGACACTATCCAGAAATATCTTGAAAATGAATTATGGAAGCACGACAGGACACCGTTTGAAACCCGCCTGTGGAAGCTATGCTACTTGATATCCAAATCCCCAGGAATACCGTTAACAGAAGTTACCCAGACTTTTGCCGACAGCATTGGTATTAAAAAAAATACAGCCAAAAAATTCCGGTTGCGTTGGGGGATAAAGAGATATTCAAGAAAGAAAAAGGTAGAGCCTGAGGCGGAGCAAGAAGATATATCCATGGTCTTTAAAGATAACATGACAGTCAACACATCTGATCAAAATAGCATAACATTCAATACACCTGAGCCCCCTGCTTCTTTTTCCACCGCCATTGCCGATGCGTTGGATATATTTTCTAAATATTTCAGAGATAAATCTTTATAATTTCTTGGAGGTAAAATTATCATGGCAGAAATAACAAAAAATGATCGTTTTTATGAGTCGATATTAGCTGATTTTTGCGGCAACAGAAAGAACTTGGATAAACCATTATGTGACGGCAAATACACTTATGTTTCTGATGGCAAGGTGATTGTTAGGTTGCCGGTCATAATGGAAGTTGGCAAAACTATTGATATTTTTCCTGCCACATTTCCTGATGTGGCAAAATTGCAGTTTAAACAAAAGGGGAAATTTGTGTCCCTCCCTGAATTACCAGAAGAGGCAAACGGCATTTGTGATAGTTGTAAAGGCCGGGGGGAAAGAACAACGTGCCCAGAGTGTGATGGTAATGGACGTATTTATCATGATACGGCCAAACATGAATATGAGTGGGAATGCGAAGAATGTGATTCGACGGGCTATATCCCTGGCGAGGAATTAGCCTGTACTGAATGTAATGGGACTGGGGCGACAATTGCCAACTTTCAAGAAAATATTTCCATTAAGGGGTGCAAGTTTCAGCTTGGTTATTTGAGAAAGTTGTCTAAATTGCCTGGAGTTTTAATATCTGTCTTCCCTGCCTCCTACCAACTATATTTTAAATTTGATGGAGGAGACGGCATATTAATGGGAGTAAAATAAATATGCAATATATTTTCCAAATATTTCAGGGAGAAAGAATAGGAGGTGAAAAATGTGTGATCATAAATGGATGGTTTTTTCAACAGCATTGGCAGACACCTGCTTAATGCTCAAATGCAGCAGATGCGGGGTTTTTGGTACGGTAGACAACCCTACCGAAGATGAATGGGATGCCGGTTTTTATTCGCCGTCAAAACCTTACAGATGGCATGAAAATGATAGAGTGAAGATTGCGTAAACGAAACAATAGGAGATAAAAATGAATAAAACTATCCTTTTTATAGGAGCATATCTTATGTCTAGTCTGGCAGTTATAACATCTTTGATTGAGGGCTGCTCCGCAGGGGCTCGTCCGTATGCTTCCGCAGCAATAGTATTACTGTTTTTTGCTCTGGCATCTAAGTAAACGAAAGGAAAAAAAAGAAAATACCATGAAGAAAGAATCTTCAAATATAAAGTTATATTACTTAGGCAGTGGAGACCCAAATGATGGATATCTGGAAGATAAAAGCTGGCATATTGTTGGGACGAAAGATTCAAATATGGTAGCTATGTTTGACACGTGGAAACACGCAGAAGAATATCTGGACTTTATTAATACTTTTAAGCTAAAACAAGAATTATTAGCATAAAAGGAAAACCAATGCTCACACCAAAGCCCTCAGACAAATTTTTACTCATGCCAGAGATCATGCTTGGCTGCGAGTATTGCAAGTATGCAAAGATTCATCCAGAGGATAGCGATTGTCTTTTGGCTGAACAATGGAGGACTTTTTGGGCTGAAAGGATAGCCTATAGATCGGAGTTTTTGGATATATATCTATTTTATAAAAAGGGAGGAACACAATGAAGATAGTGTTGGCAAAACCACACAGAACATTAAAAATGATATTAAGACATTGGAGACCAAAGAGAATTACTCTGACATATAGTCCAAGAGCATACGCATGGCTATGGTGGAATATTTGTGTATACAGTAAAAAAAGAGCTTATAAATTACTTTGATTAAAAGAATTATGTGTCTCCCGCATAGTAGCCAAGTTTGGTAAGGCAAACTCTGTTTCTCAAAGGATAGGGAGTCATGCCCCAACAGTATGAGATAGGAGTTGATCGAAGGTTCAAATCCTTCCTTAGCGAAAAAATGGTTAAAGCCGGACTAAACCTGGAGACACATAATAAATTTTTGAATATTGGAAGTAGGAGGTCATAGAAAAAGGATGTATGAAGCAACTAAAAAAGAGTGTAACGAATTAAGAAACAAATATGGGTATACACAAGAACAAATAGAACTTCTTGATATTGAAAGTGATAAAGTCAGACATGGTATTCCAATTATTCCTGCTAATGTCCATGCTGTTTGCAATTATCAAACAAATTTATTAGAAGTTAGAAAATTACAAAAAAGATGGTGGCAATTTTGGAAAGTTTAATAAAAAAAGGAAACTAAAAAATGAACAAAAACATTACAAAAGAGGAGAAAATATATGCCTTTTGATGAGATTCCAAAAAACAAGTATCGGGATACATTAAAGGATGTTATGGATGCATTTTTTGATATGTCGCCGCTTGAATATGCAGAATCAAGAGGATTACAAGGAATGTCCGATGCGGAAGGAGTAAAAATTTTGGACAGAGCAAGAAAAATACTGGCAGAGGAGGGGGACAAATAACAAAACTATGGAAATAAAAATTATTACAACAAAAAGGAGACTTGCCTGGAACATTGGTCGTGGAAATACATAGAACGCCCTAAGCGTATTATCGCCTCCCGCTTTCATAAATTGCTGAAAATGGACAATGCAAAACTTATCCAAAAAAAAAGTTAATAAGCATAGAAACGAGCTTGCTTTTGATGCTCTTTTTGAAGTAGTGCGACTTTTAGGTTGGACGGATCAATTTCCTGATGATTATTACTGGATCATATACCATCCTGCTGAAGGAGTTAAGCTGTATTCTTGTGTCGGGAGTTTCGTGTGGTTGAAGAGAAAATTATCACGATTGGATTACTATTATGCCGAAAAAATCTATACATTGAAGTATTCTTCAATGGAAACAATTTTGGGCATGGTAGAAAAAGAGGGGTGGAGGTTAAAGTAACAAACAATAGGTGCCATGTGCCAGAAGAAGAAAGATGCACCAACAACCCCACTGTACAGGGGAGACACGGCCTTTACCCAACCGGGTGGTGCCGGTAGATGGTAAAATCGACAAAGTAAAGGTGGGCACTATAACCCTTAAAATCGGGTACAGTGGCACATAGTCAAAATGTCTTAAAGGAGGTGATTGAAAATGCCAGGGAAATGTCAACATAAGCTCTACCGTAAATTGGTCTTAATTGAATGGCTTGATAGTAGAGGAACCACCTCTGAATGGGAATACATAGAGGATATAGAGCCTTTACTGCCTTGTATATGCTCGTCTGTCGGTTTTTTAATAAATGAAACAGACCAATATAAAACAATAGCTCAAAGTCTCCATGAGGATCAAGTTATGGGAAGAATGACTATTCCTTGTTGTTCAATCCAAAAAATCCAAGAAATAAAAGTACATGAGAAAGAATGAAAAAGAGTTTTATGAACATAGGGGCGAAAATGAACTATAATCTCAAAGAATTAAAAAAAAGAACAATCCGTATCTGCGACATGGCAAATAAAGATAGAACAAAATTTAAAAATGCGGCCATTAATTGGGCTGATTTTCAGTGTGTGCAAGCTGCATATTATATAGATTCTTGCGGAGAAACAGGGTATCGAGTTTATGTTGGAGGAACAAGTTCAGATAATTCAACAGCTATAGAATATATAGCCGAAGAATTAGCTAAGTCTGGGTATGAAAACGTTGAGGTTATTTTTGAGTGGTAGGAATAACCATTGGCGACAAGGAGCGCAAAAGTGGACAAAATAATACAAATCAAGCAAGGCCGGAAAAATAAATACCAATATCAGGATATCACCTACGATTCAAAAGAAGAGGTTTATTTTTTATGGTATCTATCAGAGCTGGAAAGGGCAGGGCTGGTCAGCAAGGTTGAATACCAGCCCAAAACTTATGTATTAAGGGAGCCTGAACATTACCAATGGGAAAAGCAACTTAAAAAGAAAGTGAAAACTATGGAGGGGTCATTGCTGCGGGGATGCTCTTACACTTATGATTTTCACTGGCTCTGGGAGGAGAAAACACGGGGGACTTTTTTTGATAATATTACTTCCGGCAAAAAATTGACAGCAGTTCCATTTTGGACGAATAGAGATGTTTCCTGTGTTGACGTTAAGGGAGGGTTTAGGGGAAGGAACCATAGAGAATTTGAGGTGAAACGTAAATGGTTGAGGGATAAATACGATATTTTTGTTCAGGAGGTGATCCCAGGGAAATTATTTGCGAAGACTTTCACGCCGGAAAGATTTTTAACCTGCGATTCTCTGCTAACCCGGAAAAGAGTAATTAATTTTGAGGTAAGAGAGTTGGGAGATTTTGTAAATAAATAACAAAGGAGGTGTTTAAAATGAAAGTTAAAGAGTTTATGTCAAAGTTTAATTTTGCGCCCGGAGAAGATGATTGTGCTTTATGTTCCTTACATGCCTCTTTTAACCGTGGGATGGAGTGTCCCAAATGTGGTGCAGAATTAGATATTGAAGATGCCAAAATGACCGTTGTAGGGGAAAGCAATTCAGTAGATCCAGACGAAAAAATCTATATGGTTCCTAAATTGGAATGCTTTTGTGGTGCCTCCATAGCCTTGATGCCAACGGAAATTATATGGAATGCAAACCATGATGTATATTACACTGGTGGGCGAAAATATGTAATGGGAGATATTAATTTTAAACATCGGTTGCTCCCGCATATACAACAGTACCATGAAAGGATTTTAAATGGTGAAGAATTGCGGCCTTTTGAACTTGAAGCTTGGCTTCAATACGAGATTGAACATATTCTTGCAGAATATTTATATGACCAAGGACTTAAAAAATAGATAGTAACTCCCAAGGAGGTGATTAAAAATGCCAGATGAATTTATTGTAACTATTGACAATCCTTACTATCCGTCAGTAGAATATTTCGAGACGATAGAAGAAGCGCAGGTGGAGGCTGCTGGGACTATCGAGGATCATGAAACTGTAGAGGGCGAAAAGTTAGCCAAAGTTGTGATTGCCAAGATTGTACAAGTAACTGAAATTAGAGTAGATTATTAGTTGAGGGGATTATCATGGAATACCCAGACATAAACACAATGAGCATAAGGCTGTATGAAAGATGGGGAGAGTTCACCATAACGGCGGTATTCCCTCGTTTGTGGATATGCGCAAATGAAGGACTTGGCACTTGCAGGGTTCAATTTGAAGGGGATTCTCCTGTCAATGCTGTGCAAAAAGCATACCGGACTATTGCACGGTTATATCCTGCCGGCGAACAGCAGGGGGAGGGAAAAAGAAGCCCAAAGAAGAGACAAGATACTTGGAATAGGAGGTGAAAATAAAACGAGCCCATTTCTCCTTGCGATAAAAATCTGTTGAAAGATTGTATCGTAAAAAATATAAAGCGGTTTTTCTAAAAGAAGGGGGGAAGAAGATGGATGTTAAGTTAGCGTTGGCGATGATAGAAACTTCTAAAAACATGAAAACAGCCAATATTGAAGCATTTTACGATACAGTGCTTCGTGAAACGGCTGCTGAGGCAGTTAAGAAAGTTGGCCTTGAAAAGAGTATGATAGAGCCTATCTATTTACTATTCACACAATCAAGGAGCAACATTATAGAGTGGGCTTATCGACTAATTGCATCAAAGGCAATGGAGAAAAACCAGGAACAAAAGGAGACAGCATGAATGGCAAGAAAGCAAAAAAAAAGAAAGGAGGTAAATTAATATGAATATAGGTTGCTTAAAGGTAGGGTCAAGGACAGGAGCATGGTCATGGTCATGGTCAAGAGTAGGGTCAAGAGTAGGGTCAATATCAATGTCAAAGACAGGATCAAGTCCAAGATCAAGGTCATGGTCAAGATCAAGGACAGGAGCAGGGTCAAGATCAAGGACAGGAGCAGCGTCATAGATGTTTTACTTTAACATTAAATGAGAGGAGTATAGCCATGAAGACAATAAATGTCAGTGAGGAAACGTATGAAAAAATTAAAAGTCAGCTTTTGCCGGGAGAAGATTACATCGTTGACCAATTAGGAAACATGGTAGGGAAAAATTTTTTCTTCAGAACTGTTACGTATCATTTGGTGGGAAGAGTTGAAAAAATAATGGGAAGTTTCCTCGAACTATCGGATGCTTCTTGGGTAGCCGATAGCGGCAGATTTATGGATGCTATTAAGGATGGAAAGTTAAAGGAGGTCGAACCAGTCGGCCAAGGTTGGATCAATCTGAGTGCGACAACGGATTTTTTCCCATGGAAACACAGTTTACCTAATGAGCAAAAATAAAGGAGGCGACAATGGGACAAATTAAAATATCAGGGAAAAGACGCCGGGATGCTGTTATAACCATTTCTGTATATAAAAAGATTATTGGTCGTGTTGTACCCCGGGCTGAGGCATTACAAGTAGCCAGTCAAATCCTTATAGATGCCGAACAAGAACGATTGTATTTTGCCGGAGAACAGCAGTGGGAGGGAAAATGAAGCCCCAAGAAGATACAAAATACTTTGGGATAGGAGGTGGAATAAAATGCAGAGCGAAAAGTGTATCTGTGGGCTTGCCCACTCCAAGCCATTGCCAAAAAAATTTGATTATGCCCCGATTGTGGGTGTATTTCCTCCGGGAAAATATTATTGCCATGTTTGTGGAGCGACAACTAAAACGGGGACCAATAGCCTTTTTTATAATCCGGGAAGTCATAATGATGGATGTGAGTTTGCTGAATATTTGAAACATAACCAAGAGGATAAAGGAGGCAACAATGGGACAAATTAAAATATCAAAAGTTGAACTCGAAATTGGAAAGAATAAAATTAATTTAAGTTTAGAAGAAGCCTATGAGCTAAAAAAGATTCTTAATGATGCTTTTCCAGAGGAAAAGGTTGTTCTTCCTATCTCTTTGGGATGCGCCCCAACCGTTGTAAACGAGCCATTGTCTTCCACAAGCGATATACAAACAGAAACACCTAATCTGCAATTACGTCTGCCAAAAGTGGATAAGTTTGGTTTTATTATTTAAAGGAGGTGGTTGAAAATGCGATTAAAAGAAAAAGCAAGATACTACTTGCAAAACATTGAAAAGTACCATTTCGGCAGGGAAGGCTTTTTGAATTACCGGGAGAGAATCGGCACAACTCCCTGGTATAATCGACAAGCTGATCAAACTGCCTGGACAGGCCTATTCCTTGCAGCGGAAGCCTTGAGATATCACATAACTAAAAAAACTGGGGCAAAGGCAAACTGTGAAAGAATGCTGAACTTTTTTGAGCTACAGCATAAGATATTCGGCTTGCCTCTTCTATCTCGCTGCATTCATAAAAGTGCCGGCCCTTATCCCGGCGAAAACCTGGATAGAAAACATTTTCAAGGCACTGGTGAATATTCTGATTATCGTCTTGCTGCTGATGTAAGCCCGGATCAATATACTTATGCTTTCCATGGCATGGCTTTAGCATGGATGTTTTTCCCGGACTTCAGGGAACAGATAAGGAGAATTGTTATCCCCATGCTGGACAGGATAAAGCGGGATGATTACGATATTCATGATTTTGACGGGGAGGAAACTACCCACGGAAGTTTGCGGGTTTGGCTGGGGCCTGTTCCCGCCTCGTTCTACAGCACGTTGAAATATGCGTGGTTCATGTTCGGCGAATTAATAGACCCGGGTAGATATAAAAGGACTTTTTGGAAATTCCGCTTGCATCTGTATGACTGGCTAATTACCTGGCCCTTGGTAGGGTTAGGCAGGTTCAAGAAAGCTAGCAATGTATTTTACCTGAATACTAACCTGTTCACCTTATTGATAGTGTCAGCCAAGTTGAAAAACGCCCATATCCATAAGCGAGCCGTAAAAGGGGCTGGCTTTCTGTGGGATTCTGTGGGAAGCGATGGAGTGCCGCCGATCTGTTTTCTTGCCGCTCACTTTTTAGAGGGAAAGGACAGAAAAGAAGCCATAGAAAAAGGGATGAGAACGCTCAACAATTTCCCGGATGATAAAAAATATTACATAGACATCAAGGAAGAAAAAAAGAGGGCGTATGTAGTGTCGATCAGGGAGCGGCCGGTCAGCACTGTATACTGGAAGAGTAGCAGTTTTGAAAGAGAGTTCAGAAATTCAGATTTAAAATGTTCTGAAAAACTGGAATATACGGGAGTTGATTTTTTATATGCTTATTGGTTGAGTAAGTTAGTCGCCTAACAAAAAAAATGCAGCGGACGCAAAGGGACTGCGCCGCTGATTTTGGCGTTATCTTTTTTAAGGAGATTTCAAGCAATGACACCGACACAAGAGAAAAACATCGCATGGGTATTGCCGAGGCCGAAGCCTGACCACTACAAGGGTGGGATGCCATTATATGCCGAGGATTGGTTGCTTAACTTAGCTTTAAAATTGTTAAAAAGTTCAAGTGTTGAAATATTAAACTTATTTTGTGGAATGAATAAGCAAGGATTTAGGGTTGATATTAATCCAGAAGTTAAGCCAGACCATCTTGCAGATGCACATACCTTCGCCAAACATTGGAACAAGAATTTGTTTGATATAATCCTTGCAGACCCTCCATATTCAAACGAGGAAAGCAAAGAGCTATACGGGACAGGCAAAATAAACTATAAACAATGGACAGAACAATGCGACATGGTATTGAAGCCAGGAGGGTTATTAATTATTTACCACAAATATATGATGCCAAACCCGAACCCAAAAAAGTATGAAGTGGTTAAACGGGTATTTATCGGCAGACGAACATATCATGTGCCAAGGGTTGCGATATATTTTAGGAAAAAAATTTTAGACCCTGAAGAGTTGAAACTTGAGAAGAAAGATAGCAAGCCACTTTCCCCAGACAAAAAACGCTGCCATGTATGCGGTGTAGAGATTGGCGAAAAGCATAAACCTTTTTGCTCTGTTGGGAATGATGTTTTTGGGCAATGAGCTAATACGTTATAAAGTAGGAGATTGTATAATGTTTCAAATATACCAAAGTTTACCAAAGCAAGTTGAGGCTGTTCAATTCACGCAGGAGAACAAAGACAGAGTGTTTAATTCTCTTACAGGAAATTACAACGCTGGTTTTGAAGATGGCTTGCCGATATTAAATGTAACCACGGTTCACGGTGAAACTGCTATTATTAGGGTCGGAGATTGGGTAGTCAAGGACGATAAAATAGGGACCTACTACCCCACATTAAGGATGAAATTTTTAGAAGGCAATATGCCTAATCAATCGTTTCACTCAGACCGCCAAAAAACGGCGGCTGGTGAACTTAACCGTTCAAGAGGTGATTTATGAAAGCGATTAACCGTAAGGTAAGTATTGAACAAAAGGTGTCAGTTATCACTTGCCCCAAATGTGAAATGGCATTTAGTGTTAATTTTATCGAGGAGACATATAGCAATTCGGGAGACTATTATTTAGTATCACAAGTTCCTGATTCTGGTGCCCCCTTTTTTTGCCCGTATTGCGGGGTTGATGTAAATAAAACATAACAAATTACTGCTGATTTTGGCGTTATTGCGACGGACAAAAGAAATAATTTAAAAAAAGCAATATCTGGATTTTCCAACAGATGATAGGGGGGTATTATGTGTTTTATACATAAGTGGACAAACTGGGAACAGTATGAAAAGCGAGGAATAAAAATTCTTGGGCGGATTGCCCCCAAAAATGTTCAAGGTCAAGAAGTGCCG